CACGTTGCGCTTGAAACTCGGGGCTACCTTGACCTGACTGCCCCTTACCACCAACATAACTGTCCCCGATATTGAGCCACAGGGTTCCGTCATCGGCCAGCACTCGCCAGACCTCACGGAATAACGCCACCATTTCAGCGACGTAGGCATCTGGCGTTTCTTCCAGCCCGATTTGGTCGCCTACGCCATAGTCTCGGAGTCCAAAGTACGGGGGGCTGGTGATGCAAGTCCTAACCGACCCTTCTGGCAGTTCCGCTAGACGCTTTCTAGCGTCACCGATAAGGATACGAGATGTAGGCACTAAACCATCTTACTTATTTAGACCACGTTCTGCCAGACTTACCAGCAGGTCGCCCACGATAGACGTTGATTCTTCCTCGTCGTTGCTTGACCCGTCAATGGCACGGTTCACAATCGAACGCTTGTTGTCAATCAGTACGGCAATATCTTCGTCGATGGTGTTGGCGCACAACATAAGCCAACCAGTCACGCTGTCACGCTGACCGATACGGTGGCAACGGTCCACGGCTTGTTCCATGTCGCTTGGTGTCCACCCTTGCTCGAGGAACAACACATCACTAGCAGCAGTCAAAGTAAGCCCAACCCCAGCGGCCTTGATATTGCAAGCAATCACCCTTTGGTCGTCATTGGTTTGGAATGCGTCTACGGCTTCTTGACGCTTTTCGGGGGTTAGCCCACCTTGGATTTTGACCCCGTTGCTGAAGTTCGTGGCAATGTCGTCCACTACCGAACGGTGCCAACCAAACACCACCAACTTCTTATCGCCGTCCACAAAGTTTTCAATCCATTCACGGGCTGATTCCATTTTGGCTTTTGCGGCCAATTGTTTCAAGGTGGAAATAGCGACCAATTGTTCGGCGGCTCGAGCCTTTAGTGCTTTGCGCCACGCTTCGTTTTGTGCTTCCCTATCCGTTGCGCCCGACTGAAGTGCTAGTTCCCGTGCAAGGTCGGCTAGGTAATTTACAATGTCGGCTTCCGCTTCACGGTATTCCGTCATCACCTTGGCGTTGCCCTCGACAAACACTTGCGACCAACGCTTTGGGGGTAGTTCGGTTAGCACGTCGGCTTTGCGACGACGGACGTAGCAGGTGGAACGCAGTTTGCGATTTAAAGCAGCAAGGCTACGACTACTAGCGTTGCCATAGGTGTTGCGAAACTTGGTTGCCCCACCGAAGTCGTCTAGTCGGTTGATGACCCGAAGTTGGGTGACAATTTCCGTGGGCTGATTGACGATAGGTGTCCCCGATAGGCAAATGCGTATGCCACCCTCCACCACCTTGTCTGATAGGCGCACACACGCTTTGGAACGCTGTGCTGACCCGTTCTTGATGTAGTGGCTTTCGTCCAAGACCAATGCCTTGATAGGTGGAAACTTATCCACCCAGTGGGTAAGAACGTCGTAGTTGATGATGTAGATTTCGGCTTCGGGTACGTCGCCCGTAGTGCCACCTAGAACGGCTACCTTCACGCCCTTTATCCAACGCTTGGCTTCCCGTTCCCAGTTCAGTTTCAGGCTGGCTGGGACGACTATGACTGCTGGAAAAGCATTAGCCGCCTTGACAATGGCTAGACCCTGCGGTGTCTTTCCTAGACCCATCTCGTCGCCTACCAACACACCGCCCGTGGTTGGGGTGATTAGTTTCCACTCGCCATCGTTGTGTTCGTATCCCATAGCACGCATAGCGTAAGCAACACCGGCACGTTGGAACGGGAACAGTTTGTACTGCTCGTCACCAAACCCCTTGATGTCAATTTCGGCATCGTGGGCTTGGGACGCTTCAATGATTTCCGCTACCACGTCACTATTGGCTAGTAGTAGTTCCGCTTCCTTGGTCACCACGGCATCGTGCTGGGCAATAAAGTCCTTGATTTCTTGGACGCTTTCTACCGGAATGACCCACACACGTTCTTGCGCAACCCAGTAGGACCCTGGCATTTGGCGGATTTGGCTAACCATGTTGTTTTGGAAGTTGAAGGTGATAGTAAAGTTTTCGCCCTTGGCGCTGACGATTGGGCTGGGATTTATTTCCTCGCCGTGTAGTCGCTTTACATCTTCGGTAAGAAACAACCTGTAGCGTGACGCTATTTCCTTGACCATCATCACGTACTTTGCTGGAACCACCCACGTCTTTTCATCGGCGTTGAAACGACGTTCGGGTATGGTTCGGATAGCGTCAAGGATTTCTTGGTCGTAGTCAAACGCAATTATTAGGTTGCCCTTGCGAAAGACCACCTCACCCTTCCATTTGGCTGATTCAATTTGTGGCACTTCATTTAGCAACGCTTTGGCACGGTCCGATACCGGCACGTTGTTTGCTTCAGCCCAGCCGAGAACGGCACCGTATTTGGATACGTCCACCACCCAGCCCCTAATGTCACGGTTCCACGTAGCCTTTAGTGGTCCTTTGGGCTGAACGGAGTCGCCGTAGGGTATGAACGCTACGACGTGTCCGTGGCTAATGTCCACAGCCTTTACGCCACGGGCTATTGCTTTGGACTTTACCTGTACAACGGGTTCCGGCACGGTGCTAAAGTCAATGCCTAAGCGTTGCAGTTGGTCACGATACTTGCCCAACATATGCCACGCTTGGTTCGCCATTTCGTCGGTCCACGCTTCATCGGGTATCTTGGCTAGTTGATTACCAAACTTGGTATCCCCACCGTTGAAGCCAACGTTATCCCGTCGCACCGCCCCGTCATCTTGGTGGGCTAAGGCACGAACAGCATTGGCAATTAGTGAGTGACTAGACATACACCACTATTATACCCTAGTTTAGTTGCTAGGTCAAGTATAGCGAAATTGCTATAACCGACGAAACTACTTAGTGTCTCGGTTGTGGTGCTTGTACAAGGCTTGGTCGGTGGTTTCAGCCCACTCGGCAATCTTGCGCCACGTGACACCCTTTTCACGAAGTCGGGTGACAGTCTGACGACGTTCACGCCCCAGTTCGATTACTTGCTGTTCGTGCTTGCGCATTTCACGGCAGATGTCACGGATGTGCGAAAGCAACGATGCTACTTCTGGTGAAAAGTCGGCTTCGACTTCCTTGCGAGCGTCAAGAGGGGTAGTGAAATCGTCGTTGGGGGTCATAGTGTTTCTCCTTGTACCGATTTAGTATAGTAGGGTTTCCAAAGTCGGGTGGTGGTGCTGTCACACCCGTTTGCTAACAAACGTGCTTTACGGTTAGTGATAATGCGTCTTTGCCGTATTTGGGTGCCAAGAACGTTAGTTTCACTACGATTTGGGAGTGGTCGTCAATAAGTACACCAGCGTCCACCAGCCCATCGATGGCTGCTTTGACGTGGGGGAAACACGCCCCTACGTCTTGACGGTATCGTGCGCTTAGTACATAGGGCTGGGCGATGATTTCCACCTGTTCCATGTGGGGAACCATTGCTTCTTGTGCCAAATCGCAGAACGCTTGTCGCCATTCCTTTGTCACTTTCGCCCGAACCATGTGGTGAACGCCACGTTCTTTATTGAGCGTAAAGTCAGGTCGCACGTCATAAGTAAGGGTGTACGACTTTTTCATAGTGAAATAACCGTGTATGGGGGGCGTGCGTTAGTCGTGTGGTAGCCGGTGGCTTTCATTACTAGTTCCATACGCTTTTCAGGGGTGACTTCCTTTCGTTCCAATACGAACAATGCGCTTAGTGCTGATGGTGCGCCTGCTCCGGTTGCCCCGTAGTTCTCGGCGGATTTCACTACACCAAAGTCGGCACCGATTTCGTAAATGCCCGTTTTGTTGGCTACCAACACCGACCACTCGGTGGGGAAACCTGCGTCGTTAGACTTGCTAATAAGAAAATCACGAATTTTGTACGGGTCGCCAATACTGCTGTTCCGAAGAATGTCCATTATTCGGAACGAACCGGCTACGCCAACCAAACTTGTATCGGTTTTCCAAACCTTTGGTTGTGCCGAAATAATAACCGTGGTGTCGTCAAATGCGCCACTGTCCCCAGCCATCCAAACCTGTTTACGGTCTTTCCAAGCGCAGATAACGGTCACCCTATAAGGCTACTAGTAGATTTCACTACTGCTTTTGGCTAAATAGATTCGCTGGCCTGCGTGGCCTTTTGCGATTCCTTCAATACCCTTTGTGCCATTTTTGACATACCCCTAAGAACCGTTGCGTGGTTGGTGGAGCCAATGGAATTTTCACCCTTGTCGGCATCAACACGGGCAATCATTGAGGCTGAGGCTGCTCGTTCGTGGAGTCCTTGCGCCCGAACGTGCTTGGCGTATTCCTCACCCGTCGCCTTTTCAGCAGCCTGACGGTGAAGTTCCGCCATAGCACGGTGTCCTTGCTCAAGGGCGTGGTAAGCGTCCCACATATGGTCACCGTCGGCAACACCGCCACGTCCCTCTTGACCACGTTCTTTGCCAATAGCCCCCTGTAGGTTGCTTTGACCAAAAGAAATGTCGGACTTGGCTTCGGTGTACTGGTTTCCCTCAAAAGGGTGACCAACAACGGCTCCCTTGGCTACATAACCTTGGGCGTTGATTAGACGGGAAATAAACGTAGACATTTCACTATCAACGATTAGGAAAATGCACCCACGGTGGCGGCAAGGGCCTTAAGGCTGGCTTTTGTTGCCAAATCGGTCAAGTAATCAGAGTGACCCATTTTTTGAGAAATGTATCGGCCATCGCCGTATTCTTGCTGTTGCCGAGGCAATAATGCGGTAGCGGCGGCAGCACGGTGTAATGCGGCAGCCTGCAAGTGAGCCTGAATAGCCTTATCTACTGCTTCACCCTTACCACTTGCAACACCCAACCTAGGGACTCGTTCGCCACCGGCAAGACGCTCCGCCATGCTTTCGTGGTCACGAGCAAGTTGAGTGTGCGCCCCTTCACGGTTATCAGTACTATTCCGGCCCTCGTAAGGCATACCAGCAACTTGGGATGCACGAGTGGCGAGTTCGCTTGCCGCTTCGGTGTACTGGTTCCCCTCAAAAGGGTGACCCGTCTGAGCGCCTTTAGTGAAAACAGCCTTTCCAAAAGTACTTTGGTTCGCCCTTGCCGATGCGACCTGAGCGTCGGCAGAAAAAACGGGGGCGTACTTGGAGCCGTGTTTAATAGCATCAGCGGCTTTTAGGTGTGCTTCTTGGGCAAATCGGTGAAGGTCTATTTGGTTTTGAGCCTCAGCGCCCCTGCCCTGTGAATAAGCAAACGAAAGACGCTTTTCAATGTCATTGGCATTCTTCTTGTGTTCCGATGCGGCACTAAGGTGTTCGGTGTACTGGTTGCCCTCAAATGGGTGACCCGGCTGAGCGCCTTTGGAAATAATGTTTTCCATTTGCTTGCGAATAATGAAGTTCATTTAGGGGTTCCTTTCGGCTTCGTCATAAATGCTATACCCAGATTTCACTACCAGCGATTAGGGCAGTGCATCCTTGGAAGCGGCAATCAACGTTTTGGTGTTACGGGCAATATCGTCGCCGTCGGGGGCGTATAGGACACGGCGCAGTTCTATTTTGTGCGCCAATTCTGCTACGAGTGAGTGTTTCCAATCTTCCAAAATGTCTGGTACTTTTGAACCAAAAAATGCGTGTCCTCTGGCCAGTGCGCTGTGAGCGTCAAGCATATGGTAGTCATCAGATAAGGAACCGTGCGACGGGTCACCGTCAAAGCCCTTTGCCAAAGCGCTTTCCAGCATCGAGCGACCTTCACGAATATCCGCTATTGCCTTTTCTTTGGTGTATTGGTTGCCGTTGAAAGCATGGCCTGCCAACTCGTACTTCAAGATTTCACTGGCGGTTTTCCAAACTGGAACCAGTGCGTCGGTGGAGAAAGGGTTTGACATTATGTTTTCCTTACTTTGGCAGGTCAGCGTTGCCGTAGTGGTTTACCGCATCCATTGTCTGGTTTACTGCCTTGGAAGCGTCTGCCCCTACGTTCCTATTGCTGTAGTCCGCAACCTTAGTCCACGTCTTTTGAGCAGCGAGGTGCGCTTTGGCGAGGGCGTTCAGGTTGTCTGCAACGTCCTTGTAGCCAGTTTCATTTCGTGCTGCCATTGCTTTTGCTGCTTCACCACGGTGGTACTCCGCCATGCTCAAAGCGTCTGCACGGTTTGGGGCACCGCCAATGCGGTCACTGGCAACCTTGGCTGCTCGGCTCACAATGTTGTCCGTTTTGCCCGCTGTGTACTGGTTCCCATTGAAGGCGTGTCCAGCCAACTCGTATTTCACCACGGGGTAGCGTGAGAGGGATTTGAGTAGTTCGTCGGGGTGAAAACCGGACATAGTTTTGCATTCCTTTCGGGTCTGCGTAAATGCTATACCTAGATTTCTAAATGTTATTTCACCAAGCACCGGGGTCTGCGACGTGCGCCTTTGCGACCCTTTCCGCTTGACTTTCCGTAAAACAACGAGGTGATGACCAACCGCACGAGCAAAACGGCTCATACAGGGTGGTGTTCAGCATTGCCGATTTGTAAGCCTTGACCTTTGCCTCGTGGTCTGACGGGGCTTTTTCAGCAACAACTTTCTTTGGGCGTGGCACTAAAAGGACCGCTTAAACAATGTCCACACGGGTTCGCTGTTAGCGTTCACCTCGATAATCCATTGGTCGTAGCACATCTTGGAAAGACCGTCGGGGTTCTTGCGTGTTTGACCGTGGCACTCCCAGATGGTTCCCACCGGCAACGTCGTTGCGTCGGGGCGGTCACAATCGTGGGGGGTGTAGATGATTACACCACTTGGGCGCTCGTGTTCTACAGCGACCTGCCACTTATTAGACCATTCGTGCTTCTTTTCCCAAGTGCTGGGCTGAACAACCCACGGGTCCTTGCCGTGGGTGCTGTTCCACTTCATGTACTTGTTTTCATTTTGGAATTGCGTAAGCAAAGATTCTCGCATAGATAATCTCCTATGGTGCGCTTCGTTCGGTGTTCCCACCATACCATAGTTAGGTAGTCGAACTACGCAACGCCCATTAGTTCTTGGAGATTGGTTGGTGAAACCATGTACACGTCGGGTACGTCAAAGTACACACCGGCGTAACGCATTGCTTCGTGCGCAAGGGCGGAACAAATCCACGTTCCCTCACGACGACACTCGAAGAACCACTTAGGTGAAATAATGTCCACACCGATGCAAATGTCGGACAAAAGCCCATAGGGGTCGCCTACCTGCTGTTCGGCAAACCACGCAGACTTCTCAAGGTCGCCACCAAGGTTGGTGATGTCGTACATAGACACGATTTCCGACGATGCAATAAGGCTTTCCAAAGTAGATTTCACTACGCCCTTCATTGTCGCTTGGACAATAATAGTTTCGTCGTAGTTTGACCCTTCGGACACAACGGTAAAGCAGTGGTTGTACTTGCCGTCTTTCCAACGCAACTTTTCACCAAAGCGAATAAGCGCACCCATCGTTCCGTCGGTCTTGGCAAAACCCGTCATGCCTCGCTTGATTTCAATAGCGTGGAGGTTTACGGCGCAGTACATTTGTTGCTTGGTCATGAACCAAGATTAGACCCTATTCCCAAGAATGCTTGGTTAGTCCTAATGCGTGGGCTTCTTTGGGATTTGATTCGCACCACTCGTTATGGTGATTGCAGGCGAGGATAATGCCGGACATATCCAACAGGTTTGCGTCGCTTTGCCCCGACCTAGCACGACTAAGGATTTCGTGTCCGTTGATTTCACCAAAACACGGAGTGCCAATCAAGTCACGCATTTGGCACTTCCAAAGTTCCCTTTTGCCAAAATGGGCAAGCATTGCTTCTTTGCGTTGTTTATTGACCAATTTGCGCTTATCGCTCATTGGTTTTAGGGGTGTTTTTGCCAGATTTGTGGGCTTGCGCTCCACTTGCTTAGTTTTCTGACGTTCACGCTGTCGTTCTTGTGCTTCTTGACGCTTGGTTTGCGTTTCAGCGTCACGACACGTCTTACACCGTGGTAGGTATTTTCCTGAACCGTCACGCCGTGCCACAAAGTCATCTACTGACTTTATTTCACGGCAACTACCGCACTTTTTTACGTCCACGTGATTTGGGGTCGGCAATGGTTGAGGTGATTAGCCAAATGACGAGGGTAATGAAAGCCCCCTTAGCGCAATACAAACTTGGTAGAAAAACCGCAAGGGTAAAGAAAACCCAAAATGCCACTACGGCGATTAGCGACACCACGGCGCATATGCCACGAAATAGTGTCATTAGTATTTGCTTGCGTCCGTAGCAATTTGGTTAGACAAAGCCGTGCTGGCGTTGGCATACGCCGACACGTCGGCTTGGAACGTTGCCAAACTAGTGCTGGCGGTCACAGCGTTAATGCCGTCCGTTGCTAGGGACTGGATTGCGCTAACAAGGTTTTGTACGTCGGTGTTGGCAACGGGGTCGGGCGAATTGACGTACTTGCTAAGGGTTGCCGCATCGGTGGAGAGGTTGGCAAGGTACTTGGTTGCCGAGGCGGTGTTGTTGTTGCTTAGCGCAACGGTGGTTTGCGTGTAGTCGGCTTGGGCTTGGTTCACCACGGGGTAAACGTTTTCCTTCCACGTCGCCCATTGGGCGTTGAGGTTGGTGGTCGTGGTGGTCGTTGTTGGCGTTGATGACTTTCCACCAAACGCTACAAATGCCAACGCAACAATCACAACGCAAAAGATTGTCAGGGCGTACAACCTCACTGGATAAAGATTTTTGCTGTTCACTTTTTCCCCTAGACAAGTTGCCGAAGTGGTTGTTCTAACTTTACCACAGTTGAGTCACTTATTGCTACATTACCACGTTCTGGGTCAAAACCAACGCTGGTGATTATGCCGTTGTCGTATGAATCCTTTAGTTCGTTGTATGCCTTTAGGAAATGCGCCCGTTCGACCCCAATGGTGGCGCTAAAGCACAGCGCCGAAAACCCAACGGATTTCACTGCATCCTCAATGAGGGGGTGCGACCAACGATTTCCGTTGCGGTAGAACTCCCGTCCGTGGTCGTCCAATCCTTCGTTTACTTCACGCCACGCTTCAAATGCGGTTGGTGAAAGGTTGCTAGTGACCTCGGCGCACTTGCGTCGGATACCGGCAATAGTGGGGTTGCGTTCCTCGGTGGCAATCCAATTCATGGCGACTTCGGTAACTATTTCACCATCAAGGTCTTGCAACATACGGTGCCACATTTCGATGGTTTCGTCTTTGACACGCCACGCCGGAAAAGCGCCCCCCAACAAAAAACACACCTTTGCTGTTTCTGCTGGTTGCATTATTCGCCTCGCCTTTTCAGGAAGTTGTCAATGGCGGTCATCGTGTCCGATGGTCGCTGGGTGGTCGGGTTGTTATTCTCACTCATTCCAGCACCCGTGTCAAGGAAATCTTGGTAGCGCAACGACGACCCGAAAAAAGTAGACCCGTGGAGTGTGTAGATTTCCGGTTGCCCCAGTCGGGTGGATGCGTAGTTTCGGGTGGCTTCCAAAAGGCGTTCCATGGTTTCACCGGCACGGATACGGGCGATGAAGTTGTCGTGCGCCTTTCCTCTGCCGATTTTACGAGGGTAAATTGCCCACACTTGCGCAAACTCGAAAGCGTAGGGCTTTTCCTGTGAAGCCTTTTTCACCACTCCCTCGCCGGAAGTGTGTCCATCGCCCGATTTTTCGGGTGATGCAAAATTACTAATTTCAGTATTTACTTTATTCAGTACTTGTTTAACTTCAGTACTTACTAGGTGAGCAGGTTTGCCGCTGACGGTAAACCCGTTGACGGTTCCACCGTTGACGGTAAACCCGTCCACGGTCCCATCAGGGATTATGTGTATTTCAGTACCAATTGCGACCTCATGTACCACCCTTTCGGTGTGCGAAAAGTGACCATTTTCGCTGTCAATGTACTGTCCGTTGTTGGTGATGTACCCAAGGGTTTCTAGTTCGTCAAGGATGCGCAAAACTTTTTGTCGCCCAGCCTTTGGACTTTCCTTGACCAAGTGGTTCACCATGATGACCCAATTGTCTGGTTTGCTAATCAAATACGCCAGCATCCCCTTGGCTTCCCAAGAAAGGCGTGCGTCGTTCAGCGTGACATTGGGCATAATGGTGAACGATTGACGTGTGACTGATGGACTGCGACGTATCACGGTTTGTACTCCCCTGTAGAGCAAAGTGGATTCGTGACACTACACCATTGGGGGCATACGTGGGTGGACGGGATTTCACTAGGCATCCCAGCCTTTGCCCATAAATTTCCAAATCTACACAACATTTAGTGGTGTCCACCCTCGAGGGGCGCAACATCTTGTGGTCGCAACGTGGCTTTGCGTTTTTTGGTGGTAGTGAACCTCTAGAACGCCCTAGAAAGTCCAAAACCCCCCGAACCTACGTTGGGGCATAGGTCGGGGGGTTTGGTAGCCACACAGGGGTACGTGGCGTTTGTGGTGGAAACCTATTCCGGCACAACCTCGTCGGTTGGCGTTTCGGCTTCCACGGTGGCGCACTCGGCAACCAACGCTTCTGCTTCCGCAAGGCGATTCTGGGTAAGGGTGTTCACCTTGGGCAAGTTAGCCTCGCCCCACTTAAGGGCAAGGACCCGACGTTGGGCTGGGGCCAGCGAACGGATACGTCCATCCAATGCGTCACGCTCGGTGTCGCTAATCAAGGGGTCGCCCGACTTCAGCCAGTTGTCAAAAATCTTTGCGGCCTCCTCGCCCTTGTTCGAGGGGAACACTTTGTCGGCAAGTGATTCGCAACGGGTCTTGCCGATAATGGTGCGGTGGTCCACGTCCATTTCAACAACAAGGGTGAACTCGTATTCGATACCGTCACGCTGTTGGGGGGCAAGCCCAACCTTCTTGGGGGCGGTGCGCCCAGTGCGTTCGTCCTTCTCCAAGGTGTACTCGGTCTTGGAACGCATTGTCGAAATGATGTGTCCGTTGAAGTTCAAAATGGTGTCCACCATTCGTTGCTGGATTGGCGTACCAGTTTTCCAACCGGCGAAACCATTACCGCCAGCCTTAGCACCAGCCAAGTCCACCAACTCGAGTAGTCCACCCGAGCCGTTGTAGAAGTGGGTAAGGCTGTCGATGACAACGACGGCGTAGTTTTCTTGCTCGGCTACCTTGAGGACTTCGACCAAGCGGTCGGGGTGATACGGCGCACCCATCGAAAGGGTGTCGAAGTTGAAACGGTCGGCGTACAATTTTGCGCTGTCACGTTCAGTGTCAATCACGGCAATATTGCCACCATCGGCTAGGACTGTCGCCCACGCCAATGCGCTGTAAGTCTTACCCGACCCCGAAGGTCCGGTGACTGCGATGCGAGCCTTGGCTTGCGCCTTGGTCGCCTTGGTAAATAATGAACTCATCTAGTTCCATCACTTTCTATAACAATAACAATTACAAGACACGTATCTTACTACACGGGCTACACCCATGTCCACCCTATGTTCAAAAAAAGATTTCCGAAAAAGATTTGCGTCACGTCGCTAAACTATGGTAAAGTCATTACGTAGTGATTTGGAAACTGATTAGAGAAAGGTAGTGCCAATGAAGTTTGGAGTTATGAACGCATACGCTGGTCTTGACACCCCAGCGTTGTCCGGTGCCATTGACAACGGCATCGTGTCTGTGTCCGTCACTTTTGGTTACGCTACGGCGAGCATCGTGTTCCCTGACAAGGAATCGGCGGTGGACGCTATTCGTGTCACGCAATCGTCTTTCGGGGTCATCGCTAACGATGACACGCAGTTTGACCTTGCGGTGGCGATGTTGTCATTGTTCGCTAACAAGTCCTACGTGCTTCCCAAGCCCGAGGATTTTAGCGATGAAGAAATGGAAGCGTTGATGGCGGAACAGCAAGCCCTTGACGCTGACATCGAAAACTACTACTTGGAAAAGGCAGGGTGGCTCTAATGGGTCTGGCAATCTACAACAACTTTAGCGACCAGTGCGTCTGGTCGTCGTCTTACAGTGGCTTTGGTGAATGGCGTGATGCCATTGCTAAGGCGGCAGGTGTAGCCGACTGGCGCACGACTGTTAGCCCAACCGCCGACACGGTATTGGGCCTTTGGTCTACGCAACCGGCTGACCCACTGGCGTTTGTTTTGGAACACAGCGACTGCGACGGGTTTATCTTGCCCTACAACGCTGGGCGACTTGCACGTCGCTTGCGTGGCTTGCTTGATGACCTTGCCGAGAGCGAGTGGTTGGACGCTACCAAGGACTTCATTGTCGCCCTTGAAGAAGCGTTTGAAGACAAAGCCACTTTGGAATTCATGTAGTTCTATCAAGAAACACTTGCATTGTGTCACACCGTTGTGGCACAATGCTTGTGTACCGATTTAGCAACTGATTAGGAGACAAAATGACTTACTATCGCAATCCAGAGAACATGGCTTCTACCTACGGCGTTCGTGGAACGTGCCGGTGCGGAACTAACGACGTTATGGAGTGTCGTGACCAAGGTGGTTGCGATGAATTCTGGGCTGAGGTTTGGGCCTCAAAGCGCCGCCGTGAGGCACCACGTTCGTACACCGCCACGCAGAAGCAGATTGGGTTCATGCGCTCGATGGTCGCCAAGAAGCAATTGACCGACGAAGCCATCATCGCCAAACACGCCAACGTGGAACGTATCCTCAGCGAGGGTCGTGGTGTCAATGGTTTCTCTGTGAGCGCCATCATTGACCACGCTAAGACGTGCGCCGACAAAATTGCCACCCCCGAGGTGACTGCCCCTATCGCCAACGTCGAGCCAGCCTCGGTAAAGCAGATTGGATTTATGAACGTCTTGCTCAAGAAGAAGGACGTGTCGCCTGAACTGCTAGCGCAGGTAGACGAAGCCAAGGCATCTAAGGCTAAGGCTTCAAAGTTGATTGACGCATTGACCAAGTGCGCCGACAAAGTTTTGACCAACGTTTAATTTGCGTTGCGTCACACCGATGTAGTAAGATAGTACCGTAGTACAGTAGTTCCAAACCAACTGATGAAAGGATTACCAAATGTCACAAGACATTGTTGATGTAAGCCTTGAGGACTTTCTGGCGCAAGCCGGTCAGCCTGAAGGGTACGTAGAAGCCGATGCGTCGTACCGCATCACCAACGACGACGAAGCCTTGTGGGCTATGCGTCGCTTGGCACAGGCACAGCGTCGCATTGACGCTGTGAAGGCACAGGCACAGGTCGAGGTTGACCGTATCAACGCTTGGGTCGAAGCAAACACCACCGACAACAAGGCAACGGTTGATTACTTTGACCGTATCCTTGGTGACTACCTGATGACCGTTCGTGAGAACGAGGCTGACGGTCGCAAGTCGCTGGACTTCCCTGACGGTACAGTGTCAAGCCGTGCCACCCAGCCCAAGGTTGCTGTTGAAGACCTCGAGGCGTTCCTTACTTGGGCTGACGCTAACGGTCACTCCGAGTGGGTTCGTGTCAAGCGTGAGGCTGACATCGCCACTATCAAAAAGGTCGTAGACCTTAGCGACGCTGGTGTTGTTGACCCAGCCACCGGCGAAGTTGTCGAGGGGCTGTCGTTCGTCGAGGGTGGCGTGTCCACCACCGTCAAGGTGAACGACTAACCAAGTTCGTCACGGTGGGTAAGGGAAACTAACCATTCGGTTGTTATCCGCCCCCTTGCCCACTGTGCCGTCATTCCAATCCCCGACCAATCGTGAGGAACGGTTGGTGATTGGATAAAGCAAAACCCCTAGCCAATCCGTTTTGGAAAGGCTAGGGGTTTTGTTACGCCTACCAAGGTGGGCATGAACTCTTGTCGGGGTTCAGCCCCAACGTAGCACTACTTAGTGGCGCTAGTGACACCCGTGGATACGACGGGCTTGGTTGCCTTGACACCAAGCAAGCGACCGAACTCGGGAACCTTGCTCTCAAGGTAGCGGACGATAATGAAGTAGCCCGACGACACGAAGGGGAAAATCCGCTGGTATGCCTCGGCGGTCGTAAGGTGGAAGCCAACCTTAGCGCCAAGGGTAATGAACCAACCAACGAGGATTGGGGTGACGTAGCGGACGACTTCCAAACCAAACTCGTCTACGGGGTTGGTTGTTGCTACGGGAGTACTGCTAGGTGTTTGATTGACCGTTTGGTCGGACATCTGTTGCCTCCTTAGAAAGCATTTGGGGTAAATGCACTTCGGCTTCGGCACGATGCCAGCCCAAGTGCCTTTCTACCTTATCCTCAATTGAGTCCAAACGTAGGTCTAAACGGGCAAAATTTGTGTCAATGCGTTCAAAACGGGTGTCTATCTGAACTAGTTTTTCGGATACTTGTTCTACTTGGTGAATAACTTTGTCAGTGTCCCTGTGTCCCTGTTTGCCATTTCGGTGCGCCGAATACCAAGCAGCCGTGGCTCCAAGTGTCGCCGGAATAGCACTAATAAGCGACGCTATGACGTAGGGATTTGATTGGGCCATGCCCCAATCTTAGAGTAGGTTTTCCAAAACTATTGTCCGGTCACAGGGCCGTGGTCGTAAATAGTGATGCTTAGATTTGGCGATGTATCTTTAGTGAAAACAATGTTAGGTACTGGATTTCCAATGTAGCCAGAGCCAGAAGATGTTTGGTTCTGCGCCAACACGGCAATTGTCCATGAAAACTGATTATGGGGATATTGCTTTGCCCATTCGCCAGCCTTGAGGTTGGGTGGTGAATCATACGTTGGTGATGAAACGCCATTTATGTACTCAACCGCTCCACCGCTTGGCGTGTCTACTGCGTGGTTGTTTGACCAGATGGTTTCTGAACCCGTTGGGCCGGTTAATGAAAAACTAATACTTGTGTGGTCGCCAGCGCAACTGTTGATTTTGAAACGTGCCGTCAAGGTGGCGGTATACATACGGTTTGGTAAAAACTGAGTGATAACACTTGCCGGAAGCGTGTTTGTTCCGCTTCCGTAACCATAGGTGTAATCCAAGTAAAAGTTTTTTGTCCCAGCAATAGTGGGGGTTCCACCAATAACAACCGTTTGCTTGACTGGCGTGGTGGTTCCATCAGGGTTGGTTGTTGTTCCCGTAACAATGTTGGTGGTATTTCCAGCAGCAGCCCCAACCACATACACCTCGGTGCCGTACACCAAACAGCGAACCGCCTGATTCATGACGGGCGTGTAGTTATGCTCAAACCGGCACCCGTGAATGGCAACATTATCGCCAGCCAAAAACACACTTACCGCCGGGTAGGTCCCCGTTACTAGGGTGGACGAGTTAGTGTTTTCACTAGAAGATGTGTTGTAAACAGTTGGAACTGGTTGGCTTGTTGCCACTGATTGACCAATACTGGCACCATTGTTGAATGACGGGTCATACCCAGCAATTGTTCCAAGTCGCTCCACCGCTTGTGGTGGTAAAACCATTTGCCCGTTGTTGATAAGGGCGTTTGTAAGGTCGCCAAAGTCAAACGGTGGCGTAGGACCAATACTTGGTGAACCGTTGTATTTGCTATAAACCGGCATTGGGGTCATCCTGTGAGTATTCGGCAATACGAACAGCATCCTTGCGTGTACCGACACGACGCTCACGCATTGTAATCTCAATTTCCGTAGTGAAATCTAACGGAATAACGATTTTGTCAATGTAGTAGTTGACCGCACCATCGTTGCTAGTGATTTTGGGGTCAAGGATACTTACGCCAATCACATAGTCGTTTGTTGGGGTGAAAGGGGCAACGTTCAGAACCGTATTGGTGCTTGTGGCGGTTTGCGTGGTGGTGATTTCCTGTGTTCCAATACCCGTTTTGATAATCAACGTTGTTCCGGCTGGAATGTCGTTTACCAAGGGCAACACCGTGATTTGTGTGTATGACTGGGTGTGCTTTAGGAACGTGTCAATTACTGCAACTACTTCATAGGCGTTATACACGCCAAGACGCTTGCGCCGAACACGCACTACGTCATTTACGTCAAGCAACGGGTTTGGAACGCCCTTCATAACCATTTGGTCATCGCCACCCGTGAACCAACTAAGAAAAGTCCGAGCGGCTACCTGTGTCTGCTGTAATGTGGTCAGCAGTTTGTGGCCCGGTTCGTAGGCGACGACACGCCCAAACGGCCCGTTTACATACGTTGGTGAAGTTGGGTCAGTGTCTGAGGCCACGGCTTTGTATGGCTGGTTTAGGGTAATGCTTTCACCAGTGGCAATAACGAAGTTCACGGCTTTGGAGTCTGAAATAGTACGGCTTACATTGGTAAGTAAACCACCGGCTCCATCGCCGTTTCCATCAAAGAAATCCCATACAGGTTCCACCGCATTAGGGTCCGCAATGGCAACCATTTTAAACTTGCCCTCCACGTCCACGTACAATTCACCAATTCCACCACCAACAGCGGCGGCCAATCCCGAAATGTCCGTCCACGGGCTGTTGGAGCCAGAATTGGAAACAGTGTGCGACCCCATAATCACGGGTACTTTTAGTGGTACGTCTTGTATTCCACTGAAATCAAATGAATCGTCAGTGAGGGGCCATAAGGCTGGGTTGTTGGGCCAACGGTCATAAATCAACAGTTTGATTGCTTCTTGGATTCCAGCAGAAGCCAACGTAAGTCCGCCGTAGTTGTTTGGCAACGTGTACGTTTGCTGAATGGGGTAATAAGCATCAGCGGCACTATTTCCAACGTCAGAAGTTGAGGGCGCAACAATCGGGGGCTGAACGCCAGCCTTCCAAATCGTAACGGGTTCAGTCCAGTGGTTTTTAGCAATGTTGTTGCTAACGTCCGTTCCGTCCACCGTGATAGAAACGTCGCCGTCCTTGTCTTCGGTTATTTTCAGCGAGTTGATACGAAATACGCCAACAGGGACTAGTTCATACGCACCATTGGCTGGTCGCAAAAAATCATCGGCAAGAGGGGCGTGTGCCGAATACACACCAGTCGCTTCCACCTCATCTATGTTCCAAACAATGCCACGATAAATGTACAGGTGATTGCCGTAGATGTTAAGTGGGTCGTAGTCCTTCATTGGAATCATCGAGGCATTTGTGCCGTCCGGTTGCTCCACAAACAAACTATTGACCACGATTTCACAAGTACGTCGAAAGTCTTGCGAGGTGCGGTCTGCGGTTACAGTCCCACTGACAATAGGAATGTTTGTCGTAGTGCCATTTACCGACAACGCTTTCACTAGAACCATTGGTCGGTGCGATGTTTTTAGGCTGTCTATGAACTTCTGTGTTGCCTTAGCGTACATAGTTATTGTCCATAGGTGTAAGAATAGCCACTGGGCGGTGGTGCCTCCACGTAAGTAATAGACACCTCACGGTACGGAGAGCCACCGGAGTTGTGCGTCACCTTTACGTCGTCGCTGAGCGCAATGTAGCGACGCTCGCCTTCTACGGGGTCGGTAAGAACCAAAGTTTCACCAAGGTTGAGCATATTTATAAAGTCTTGCCAGTGTTCGATGTCCGTCCAAATGATGGTGATGGTTGCGTCCCGACCTTGCACCACACCTTGCGTGATGACTGGGCGTGACGAGCCAAGTGGGTAGAACACACCGACAGGGTGCTTTTGCGTTTCTTCCACCTGGTTCTGAACCAACACGGGGAATCGCAACGCAGGGTTGGACGTACTGCCGAGCCACCACGAGTTGGTCTGTAGTTTTGGTGATGGCAGTCCCGACACACTTACACCCGGTACCGACGTGCCGTTGATGTCAACAAATGTGGGGATTACTTGGTAGTAATTAACCGCATTTGGAATAACTTGTACGTCGGTTTGCAGTGCTACGCCGGTTTCATCAGCGGAAACAGCGTTTGCGCCGTACAAAGTTGTGTACGTGATTCCACCATCGTCACTGCGTTGGACGTTGTAACTGTATGTGGTGTTCGGAGTGTTGATGTACCCATCATTGTTGTAGTTGAACACGCCAACCAGCGTTCCGGCTTTCTGCGTGTGCTTTAGACCATTGGTAATCAACGTAACCGTAGCCGAAACGATTTCACCTACATTGTGGTTGTACACAAGGGGGTCGTTTAGAGCCACCGTTTCTGTTCCGTCCCACGCACTGCTTACGTAGTTTGTTTCATTTGTTTGCCCCGAGCCAATAGTTATTTCAGCACCACGAGCCAAGCCATTGACGTTATTCAACGAAATGGTTTCGTCACCTGCCAAAGCATTGGAAGCAATCGCATAAGACGCACTTGTGGGTGACGTTCCACGGTGAAGTTCACGGGTTGAGTTGTCATTGGTTGGGTCAAACAAGTACAGCGTATTTACACCAGATGTTGGCGTGGTCTGCGGAATAGCAAACGTGTTCACCGGAGCATTGAGGGGGTTTGGCGTTTGCGTCAATGCTGGCAATAGGGTGTTTAGGGGTACGTAGGTGTTGTCGGGTAGGTGGGGTGTCATGGCTTGGAAAATAAGCCCTGACACGGCATACACGTCACCACTTTGGGTGTTGCTGAACTGTATACGAGGGCAAGCGTAGGTCGCTTGTATGTTCAGGGTGTACGAACCACCGGCAGTTTTGGGGCCGTTGCGATTGGGGAACTTGACGGTAACCGAGGTATCCGCATCTACGGGCTTGGAAATAACACCGTTTGCCACGCCCTCGACGGTGATGTTCGTGCCTTGCGCCAAAGTCAAAACGCCATTTGAGGAACTGTTGAAGGTTCCACCATTTTGTGGGTTGGCAGGGTCGGTTGGCGTGTACTTAGCCCCAGTGAAAACGGTAAGGGGGGGTGCCTTGAATACAATGGCGCTGGGTTGCCACGCAATGCTAGTGAAATCCGACGATGGCATCGTTCCGAGAGTATTGAAGTAGTTTTGTTCGCCCGTCGCCAAACTGGTTGTTCCGTCGTCTGTGACTAGGAAGTTTCCAGCATTGTCGTACCAATCGACCAACAACTTGAACGTCGGCTCAACAGTGATGGTGAATGGCAGTTCGGTAATAACCCCAAGAGCAGATGCAATCGCAAACTCCTGCGTGGGAACCAACGTAAGTTGCGTGGAGTTTAGAACGTTATCCACTGTGGTGTTGATGCCATACAATACGTTTTGAACCGTAGAGCCAACCGTAATGCCCGTAGTGTCAGAAATGGTAATGGTGTTGCCACTAACTGCCGATGGGGTCACTGTAATTGAATCACGCTTAGGAACATACAGGCTTGTTCCAAAACCGGCAAAACCGTAGGTCTGTCCAACATTGACCGGAATAGCGTTTTGGTTGTTGAAACCGTTAGCACTGTAAGTAGTGATTTCACCAAACGTGCCTGATGCTGTGATTTGCAAAGCATTGGCACCGAAAGGACTGGGGACGCTGAAAAGTACGGGAATGTGCCGGTCAAACGAACGCCGTGAACGGAATGGAATAACCGGAACGCTTGTGCTTCCTGCTGGAATGACAAACGAGTTAGAGGCATACACCGTAATGGTTTGTTCAGTGGCATACGTTGTACTGGTGACAGCAGGGACGTAGCCAACGTTTCCACCAAAGTAAATAACCTCAAGTCCACCGCCCGGTGAGTACAGATTGGTAACAACGGTTCCGACAGGAAGCCCCTGCGCTTGGATTACCGAACCGGCGCTTACTCCCGTGACAGAGGTTGATACTGAAAAGGCGTTGAAGGCGTAGTTGTTTGCGCCAGAAGGGTATGTACCGCTACTGCTGATTTGGGTAAAGGTAGATGTCCCCGTGTCGTACCAACCCATAATCGCATCAGCATAAATGGGGGGTGCGTTGAAACCAATTCTAAATGGTTCACTGAAACTGTATTGCGTGGGAACAAGTTGGTTCCCATTTACCTTGTGTGCTGAAATGTCTTTTGTACCAAGGCTTGTGTGGGTGGCACCAGCACGGGTGTTGTAAAAGTTTGCCGAGTCGTACTTGTGAAGCAACAACCCTGCTGGCAGAACCGTAGATTGACCAGCCGATAGGGTGAGTTCCAGCACTTGTCCGTTGCCCTCAACGGGTACTGCCTCGGTAATGACGTAGTAAACCTTGGCGTTTGGTGGAATGTATGCGCACGCAACTACCTTGTTTGTTGCAGGGTCTTTGAAAGAAAAGGCAAAATCACCAAAACTTGCCAAACCATTTGAGACGTTGAGGTTTAGTGGGTTGTAACCATTGGCACTGGCAGAACCCTTAGCGTAGATTGCCGCAAACGGGTCGAATGTTTGGGAAAGGGTGAACGCAACTTGGACATTGTTGCGAATCCACGGCGTTTCACCAGTGGCTGGTGTAAATGCGTTAGAGCCTCCGTTGGGCGTAGAAACACCGTCAGGGTTGTTGATTATTTCTTTGGCATCTGTCCCAACAAGCAAATAGTCCCCTACGGAAATTCCAGCAACTCCCGAAAGAACAAAAGTATTGCTAGTTGCTGTTCCAATGTCGTAAGAAACATACGTGTTGTAGTCGGTAACTACACTTCCACCAGCCGATGAACCCGTGTAACCATTCACACCTGTGAAAGTAACGGTGTCTCCTGAAATGCCAGTTACTTGACAAATTCCAACATCAGTACCCCACGAACCGGGGTGCCAACAAACGGCTGACGCAATAACGGCGTAAGGTGCTTTTTCTCCCGAGGGGTACGGCAAACCGGGGACTACTGAAATAGTGGGGTCATTCAGTGCTTGGAAAATGTAGTTGTATCCAAACTCGGATGCCCCAGCCTGAAGCCAAGCGGCAGTAGCCTCTGCCCCTCCGTCAGGGCTGTGGAACCTAAGAAACTTTCCTGCTGGTTGAAGGCTGGCAGGACCAGACCAACCCCCCACACCGGGAATGGTTATGGTCTTGTAAGTACCCGGAGAGGGCGCAGTGCCACCTTCCCACCAAGAAGAACTTGGTGAAATGTTAATGGGGTTGTTGTAGGCAACTTCATTTCCTTCAGCAGTTGACCAACGCAAAAACGCTTGCAATGATTCTTGCGACGGGTTTCTGATGCCGTAGGCCGACATAAACGTGTAAACCCATTCTGGGTAGTTTTTGTTTTCACCAAAAATAAGTTGCGTGTATTCTCCGCCAGTCGGTGGTCGGAGGTCGGGAATGAACTTGCTAGCGTCCCAAGTATCCACCTCAATAATGATTTGGTCACCTGCGGAAAGTTTGGGATTTTTCTTTGTTCCAAACTTTTGCTTGAACGATTGGATGTCATTGGCGTTGAAACTTGTTCCTGTTGGGGTGGTGAGCAGTTGGATGGTCTTGCCCAAAGCACCCGCCCCTGTGCCGTTTGACGAGTAGCCAAGTGAACTTGCCGTAGAAGCAATGTAGCCCGAGTTGTATTGGTCGGTAATGGAACCGCCAGTGGTTATGCCAAGTAGCCAGTTGGCAATTTGGTCGGCAACGCCATTGCTGTTGCCGGTGGCTCCAATAGTGGCCTTGAGCAAAGCGGTCTGAACTGCTTGCACCGTAAATGACGATTTTGGCTTTGGCGGAAATACCAGCGTAGGGTTAGGAGGGGACCCCGGTGCTGGGGGGACGGTGGTGCTAAACGTAACCTCATCGCCTGGCTGGATTCCACCACTTGTAGAAATAACGTACACAATGTTGTCGGCAGTGGGCAACCCGTCGCCATTTGGAATAAAGATTGACTGACCCGTAATACTGGTGGTAACCGCCGGACCTTGCGTGGTAGTTGGCAATGTAGCCGGAACGTCGGCAACCAATACAAGGTCTTTTACCTGTTCCTGTGCTTGGGTGGCTGGGTAGTTGAAGTAAACATTTCCTTCATAACCAGCGTAAATGTCGTTCTGCAATCCGTAGGTCACGGTGGCGTTGAGGCTGTGACTGGCTGGGGTCGTTCCCAAGTAGCCACGCTGAATAATTTGGAGTTCACTACCTTGGCCCGTGGACTTTGGAACAGTCTCCACCAAGATTTTTTCACTACCAACCAATACCCAGTATTGCTTACCCGGCAAGGGGAAGCCAATGGCCTCAGTAGCAAGGGCCTCGTTCATCACGACTTGCGTTCCGCTCGCAGTAGCGGCTTGGCTGAACTTGAAGTTCCACGTGACATTTGAGGCGGTTTGACTGGAATACGCCACACTCAAAAGCGACGTAAGCGGTGGGAAGTTCTTGCTAACCACCAACCAGTTCAGGGGAATGTTGGTGTCGTTAGGCAAAGTTACGCCCGTGACAGTGTTGCTACCTGCCGTAACCGTACCCGTAATGTAGAAAGCGCCAGCGGTGTTTTCCGCCGTATTACGGATTGTGTTGCCGGTTACTGAAAAAACACCCGTACCCGTTCCGCTAAGTGCGCCAACGTCAGAAATGGAACCAACCGCACCAATAGAAATTTGTGTGTAGGTAGAACCAGCCACGAGGTCTTGCCCCAAGGTGATTCCCGTACCGCCGGAGTCCAAAATACTGTCGGTGTCATTGGCGGTGGTGTGCCAACCGCTTGCTCCGTTATCAAAAGAACCGTTTTGCGCCGAGAACAAGTTGTCGGAGGTTTGGATTGACAACTTGTTTGCTGAAATAGAAGCGTCGGGGCTTACGGCAACAAGTGGCGGAAGAGGTTGCTCAACGGTGGTGGCAAACGATGTAGCAACCCAATCGGTGTACTCGGTTTGCGCTTCCTTTTGCTTCAGCACTCGAACAAAGGCAACATACGTCGCCCCATTGACATACCCGTCGCTCCAAGTGATAGCCGATGAGGTGTATGGCCCCCTGCCGACAGTGTGAACCAATGGATTTGTGGAATCTGGTGAAAAAAACTTGGAACTAGCAACTGCAGCGTCGTAAATCTTTATTTCGTAGCCAACTGGCGGAACCGTCTTGATGCCGTCGTTGTACACCCAGTTGATGGTGTAGCCGTTTTGCGCAGGGTCACCACTTTGAGAAACGGTTTGGTAGTTGCCGTTGATACGCTCAAACAAAACGTTGCTTGACGGTGCCATGTAAACAGAATCAAGTTGTCCCTTAGGGCGAATAACAAAAACACCCCGAGTGGAACGGTGGAGGGTTTTCTTGCCAGCAGGCGTAGTAGTGGAAACACGAATGGCGGTGGTGTGGAGGTCGCTTGGCTTCCACTTTCTACCACTTGGGTGCGTGCTTCTCTTTCCCCCCATACGAACTGTGTGGGTGGGAACGTTGAGGTTGTTTGCGAACTGCGAAAGGGTGTCAAGTGGAACAACGTCGCCGGTCTGGGTGTCCAACAATTCTAGTGAAATCTTGTCGTTTCCATTCGTAGAACTTTGGGCGGCGTGGTGAACCTGAACCGAACTGATTTCAGAGTCAATCCACTTCTTACCGTTGTACGTCTTTAGTTTCTTGGTGTCAGGAGTGATAACCGTATCGCCCACGTGAGTAATCGGTTTACGGTAGTACGTGACAGTGGTGTTATTGCTGTGTGGGTACAACATCGGACGAGCAAGTGACAATCGCCACGGGTCGCCGGTAGGCAACAAAACTGGTGGAACCGCCGGTACAAGTTCTTCCGTGTTGTTGCCGTCGTTCATGTTGTAGACGGGGGGCGTGGTGATTGAAGTTCCATTGGTATAGAACGAAATGCTTGATTGGTCAGATACCGAGTTGGTGGAAAGGTTTAACAGCCACTCGGTAATAGACACACCGTTGTACAAAAGTGGTGAAATCATAATTTCACTACCGCTTATGGGAATACCAACTAATTCGCACGTTGGCGAATTTCCGGTCCACGACCAAAAAATGGTATTGGTGTTGTCGCAATAGAAATTTAGCCCCCCACTTACTGGTGCCAAACCTTCTGACGTGAAAGACCCCGACGTGAACGAGGCAATGTTCGCAATATAAATGTTTTCACTAATGTTGAATACCAAGAAACCGTAAAACCACTCCATAACGCCATTGCTAACTCCCGTGGTAAGGGTGGTGTCGTTGTAGTACGTGACAGTTCCGCTGGAATTTACGGACGCAACCGCTAATCCGCCCGTGGTTCCCAACATCCAAATAAGTGTCCCGTCATACGCAATGTTGCCCAACAGGGTCATACCGGAAATGACACCGTGAGCGAAGGCGTTTCCACCAGTATCCCAACGCAATAGGCGTTGCGTTCCATTGTTATCAGCAACATACAAGTATGTACCATCAGAAATAATGTTGTTGTTGACCGAGGTAATGCTGTCGCCAATAAGGGGAACTGCGGTAAACGTTCCAGACGTAGACACCTTGTACACGGTTGGTGATGTTTCACCGGCACCAGCCCAACCACTTGTCCACAAGTTTCCATCGGGACCTAAGCACAAAGAACCATTTTGATAAGTGGGGAACGGCGTACTATACGTAGTGAAAGTACCCGAATAGGACATACGGACAAGCAACGTTCCGTCGTCGTTGTAATACCAAATCGCCCCGTCGCTTCCTGCGCAAGCAGATTGGAAAACACCAGAAAAGTAAGTGCTTGCCGGAAAGAAGTTCTCAACAACTCCGGTTGGTGAAATTTTGAAGATACCCACGTTGCCTGTGTTTGAGAATCCATAAAGGTTTCCGTCGCCACCGACAACCATGTTTTCCAATCCACCGTAGTACGTCGTCCCACCGCCCGACACAACGGTAGTGGTGGAAACTGATTGGACAAATGCCGAGGCTCCACTGAATACGTCGTTACCTGACCCGTCAAAGATTTGCTGACCAACATGGATAGAGCCACCATTTGTGGTAGCCACAACGTTAGAGCCACTAGTTACTGAACCAGTAAAAGCAATGCCCGTGGGGTTATCGTCGTAGGCGTAGTTTGGTGAAAAAGGTTCTACGACAATTGACGTGGCATCAAAACTTGGCGTTTCGGCTACGACTAACGATTGCGAAATTGGAAGTTCTGGCTCTAGAGAGTTACTCGCAACAAGAACAATGGGGTCACCGGCAAGGATTTGGTTAGGCAAACCATATGAAGCGACGGTTCCACCATTGACATTCCCGTTGTTCCAACCAAACAGCGCACCGTTAGAAACGACAGAACACTCGTGGCTAAACGTTGGGACGTATGGCTCAATGGTGATTGAGGTGTCGCCTACGTTGGCACTTGACGCAAGGGTAACTTGGTCGCTGTGACCGCCAGAGGAAAGGTGAATAGTATCCCCTGCGGACAAAGCAACTGCCAATGGGGTTGTGTAGACAGTGGTGAAACCAGTGTTGGGAGTTTGCCCAATTGCCGTCGGCAGTCCGGCGTAAATGTTGATGGTTTGTGTTCCGCTAACTGTGGCACTTGCCGGTCCGATAGCACTATTAGTCCCATAGGCGTTAGTGAAATACCCTAATGTAACTGTGCTTCCCGATACGTTCTGAATAAACGAACCCAACGGAACACCCTCACCCTGCACCTCAAAGGCTGCCCAGAGGCTTCCGTAGGCGGAGTCGTTCAAGAATGGCTTGGACAGTACGGCTGTGCTTGTGGTGGAATCAAACGACACAATGTACGTGTCTTTTTGGATAGAAGCGTCACCAAAAATACGCATACCGATTTGTGGGGGGGAATAATCAAAAGACAACGTATTTTGACCGGCGGTTCCACCACTTGACGAATACACCGAACCCATCAGTTCCGTAGAACTAACCACGCCAGTTACGGATGCGCTTCCTTCGGTTAGCACACCTGTAAAACTGCGATTTAGGCGGAAGTTTGGAACGTAAACGCTGTTGTACCGTGAGGAAGGCGAAAGTGCGCCTACGTGGACTGGCGTTCCGTCATAGTAGTTATTTGCCGTGTTGCTAAACAACAACACATCAACGGCATTAGTTGAGGAAACCGACGATGACGGGTTTCCACCATAGACGTAGTAGTAATCCGTGCCAATGCGAACGGAAAAAAGGTCTTTCGGAAGGGATGTTTCCGAAAGGACTAGTGAAATCGTATTGGTGCCGGAAGCCGTGTACCCAGCCAAGCGACCAACTTCAGGGGTGACAAAGTTGGTGGTGTTGTAAGGGGTATCAAAGTTGTCGGGGAAACCACTGATGTTGGTTAGCGTGATTGAGGTGTCACCAGAACTAGAACTGTTGATAACCGTTGCCGAGGTATTTGGGGTGTTCTTTGCGCCGACAGGCACAAGGATTGGTGAAAGGCCAAGTGTAAACGTGGCAGTAGTGGCAACTTGACCATTGGTGTTGTCTACAACAACCGAGTTGATTCCTTGGTTTCCAGCACTGTTGTCCGCACCACCCAAAATCGGCGCTTCCTTGGCGTGCTGATTCGCAAATCCCGTTGTCTTGATGTTTGGAACAAAGACGGGTTCGCCAACAGCGTGAGGGTAGGAGAAGGCTTGACCCTTTGCCAGTTGGAACGTTGCTGGTGAAACTGTGTTGCCCGTTTCTTGCCCCGACGTAAAAGCGTAGTTGGTGGTGAAAATGACACTTTCTTGGGTGTCGCCTTGACCAACAACCATAACGCCCCACACGTCAGGGGTAAAGGTGAACGTACCGTCCTCTACCGCCGAGGCCGTGGCGTTATTGGAAATGCCGATTTCAGTACCACGAACATACGTCACAAACGTATTTGCTGGGATGCCAGCACCCGTTACGTTCCACCCGACGCTCGGGCGACCGCCATTCGTAGGGTTGGTGTTCCACACGGCGGTGATGTAGTTGTTCCCCTCGTAGACCGTACAACCCTTCAGGGACGTTCCACTGGTGATTGGGAAGCCCTGTGTGGCGACATTGCCATACTGGTCGTAGTACGTTCCACCAACAAGGTTGCTGGTGTTCTTTAGTGGGGCAACAGTAGCGGACGTAGCACCAGGGTTGACTGACTTAGAAAGGGTCGTTCCAAACAACGAACCAATGTTGATTGGTGAAAGGGTTTCCAAGTCGCCAACCGTAGACGAACCAAAGTAGCGATTTCCCTTGTCGTATGAAGAAACCGCTGTTCCAGCATCGTGGTTGCCTGTGATGTTGCCACGCAAGGCAATAACGCCAGCGCCACTGCCATCTTGTAAAGGCGTGGTGAAAGCCGAGGCAATTGGAACGGTATTGGTCACGGGGTAAATGGAGTTTTGATTGTTGCCATTTGGGTAAGCACTTGTATTGACAAACTTTCCACCAACCGGCAACGGCTTGTCCACGGCCCACATCAACGCTGTGTTCTTGGTTGCGTTGATACCCAAGCAAACAAGGCGACTTTTGTTGTAAATGTATTGTGGCGTGTAGTTGACAAACGTACCGCTTTGGTCGCCTTCACCAGTACCGTCGAGAGGGGCGTACTTGATGGGGTACGGCTGACCGTCATTGTCCTCAAGGAAAACCGTGTAGACGTTTTCACCATTGGAAATACCGCCCGAAACAATGGAGGAAACAAAAGCATTGCTGTAGCCAGCCCACCCTTCAGGGTTTAGGCCACCCACCGAATAAGGAATGTACACCACGTCGCCAATGTTGATGTTGGCGATTGCTGATTCACTTACCTGACAAATACCGTTATTGGTGGTGGCAATGTTGCCAGTCCAAACGTTCGGCGTGGCGACACTAAGGTTTTCAGTACCCTCAACTTCCATCGTGTACGTCGAAGATGTGCCGTAATACGAACCGCTAACAACCGCTTCACCAACAACAATGCGAGTGTTGTACGAATCGGCGTGGGTGACGTGGTAGCCGTTGAATACGTTGGTTGTTCCGCCGACATACTCGCCAATGTAAATGTTGTAGTAGTTGGCGGTGAAAGAAGAAAGGGTGCTGGTGCTGGTGGCGTTGGCAGACAGGGTGATTTGATTTGCCGTGTCTACCGATTCAATGACCGTTCCAGCAGGAACGTATGTTCCGCTTACCGCCATGCCAACCAAAAGCCCTTGCGTATTTGGAATGTTGTTGATAACCGCCGAGTTGAACGACGTATTGCCAGTAAACGTTTTTGTGTCCACCACGGGGTCGAGCGTGGCGTTACTGCTTAGTAACACGCTTGACACGGCTGGGGAGTAATGGCTTCCGCTAACGCTCAAAGTGGTGAAACCGCTGGCGTATGCCTGTCCGATAGAAACACCAGTCAAGTCTGCAATCTGCACTGGTGGGGTGGCAATGATTTGTGCAGTTACCGTGGTCCCGCCATCTACGCCACTTTGAAAAAAGTCTGGGGTGAACGTAATGGTTGTACCCGATACTGCGGTAATGGTAAGGACTCCACCCTGCGTTCCAAAGAAAACAAGGTTTCCACCACTACCGCCCTTGATAAACAGTTGGCTACCAACCCGAATGTCGCCCTTCACCGAGGACACGGTGGCAGTGTTCTCGGCGTAAGTTCCACCACTGGCGATAAATGTTCCAACAAAAGTGGAAGATTGGAATACATTGGCGTACTTTTCAGTACCTGAAACAAAACTGTTGTTGTTTCCAATGGTGGCAACGCTGGTGGCATTAGTTAGTGGCGTATTGCTAATGCTGTTGATTTTTACGGGCAAAATCAACAAACCGCCGTAGTTCGGATTGTTGTATGGTGAGGTGGCGACATAAGGTGCTGAAAAGAACTCACACTTGTACCCAACGCCCCCATCGGTGTTGAGAAGGGTGGTGTGTCCCTCAATGGTTGCGCCAAAAGCCGTAGCAGTGGACACGGTGTACCCAACAGTAAGTTTTACCTTGCCACTGCCCGTTGCCGGTTGCGAGAGATAAACGTACCCGTTGTATCCATTGAGTTGGATGGTTTCAGTGGTTCCCGCCCACACTTCAGAAAGGGTAATTGTTCCGTCGCCGGTGTTGATACCGGCAATGGTGTAGTTGGCACCGTACAACTGGTTGGTGCAAATAACCGTTCCCTGCGTAAGACCGTAGAAAACTGACGAATATGACGTGTTGGTTTCCGTCAGGGTGACGGTGGTGGAACCATTAGTAACCTCACCGACAAACGAAAATGTTTGTGCGTACATTGGCTCGGTGGTGAAGTTCTCAAACGCTGGCAAACTAACCGTTTGCGTAGGAGTGTTGCTAACGGTGATGTAGCCGTCCGTGGTGTTGATGCCGATAATGCACGTTCCGTCAGGGAAGTAGTTGCTTGGCGCAAGGATTTGCCCAACCGAAAGTCCAAACATACCGTTGGACGTGTAACCACTGGGGAGTGTGGTGGAAGCAACGTTGATGGTGTTTACGCCCGTGGCAAAAGACCCCTCAAAGGTAACGGGCTGACCGCTTACATACGCATCTTCTACGCCATTGGGGTTAGCAACCGTGGTGGTGCCAGATACATAACTGCCCGTGACCGACATTCCAGCAAGGAGACTCCCCTGCACTTGGGAAACTGGCGACATAAGGACGGACGTATTGGAAACCAAAGCGTCAAAAGTAAAGGAACTTTTGTATCCACCGCTAATAGTGAAATCGTAAACGGCACTAGTTAGTTCGGCGCTACTTCCTGATGCCGTAGTTGTTTTGCTGATTACAACCGTAACTGAACTGCCAGAACCCGATGAACTAACGACGGTTGCCCCTGCTGGAATACCCGTTCCAACAACGTATTGTCCGGCAACCACCGTTGCTCCGCTGAGAAAACCCGTCAAGTGGGTGGTTCCGCTTGCCCACGTCAAAGAAGTGTCGTTCGCATTTCCTAAAGCAACAAACTGGTCGCCCGTAGCAGTTCCACCAGCACCCGTCGCAAGGGTGATGTATGTGCCAGAAACTGACGTAATGGCGTTTTCAGTAACATACGACGTGTGCGTGGAGTCGTTGACAAGCATCCCCGGTACGAAACCGTTGTATGCCGAAAGGTTGGTGATGTGCGTTGAGCCGGTGGTGACGTTTCCCACGAAGCCAACATTGGGAGTTGGCAATACAAAGTTGCGCTCGTCAATGCCGGTAATGCCCAATACATAAGGCGTAAAAATGTCATAGTTGGTGTAAAGAACGCCATTGGTGCTGTCAATAGAAATAATCTTTCCGCAGTTCCAACCAGTCGGAACAGGATTTTGGTTTGTGGATTCCAAACCAAAATAAACCGTGACAGTTTGCCCCACGGCAAAACCCACGGTGGTGGAAACCAAAATCTGCGTCTTGCTGTATCCAACAATGATTTTGTTTACAAATGGTGGGCTGAAAATGCCAGCCGTAGCGTCGGGAAGGATTGTGTTCAGGTTGGACAAAGATTGTTCGTCTGCTGAAGCGGAAATGTACATCGGGGCGACACTGCCGTTTCCTACGTAATAAGGAAGCGGTGGATTGCCCTCAATGTTGGGGGAATAAATGTTGCTGGAAAAGAACTGACCAACAGCCTTATTCGCCGGTGGGTTGTAGAAAGACAGGTTCGGTGACATAACCGACGAAATGTTGCCCGACCCTTGTGGCAACATAAGTGCTGAAAGGGGGAAATCAAAAGGGTCAATGGATTGGTTGCTGGGCGTTGTTGGAACAAGACCCGTGGCTCCGACCTCAAGCCACTCGCTAAATGGTGCGTCAGTAGATGTAGCGTCTGGTGAAAAAATGACTTGGTTGGTCTGTTGCCCTTCCAAAATAGCAAGCACTTGCCCTTCAGAAGTTTTTTCGATTGAGTCTACGTAGATAAAAGTGTCGCCACCTGAAGCCGAAAACGTGCCACTTGACCCGTCATTGGGGTTGCCTACAGTGGTGTTGAGGCTACGAGTACCAGCCGTAGGTTGCGTGGACTGCGTGTAGTTGGTGAAAAACTGGTCAACGTGTTCGGCGTTGCCGTAATACGTGTAACCCGATTCATCGGGGATTGGCGCAGTACTGAAATGCGTAAAGTCATTGAGAGCAGAAGCAATGTCGCTTCCGTCGCCCACCACCGTAATTGTTCCGTTGGAGTCAATAGTTGTTGATGGAATAGCAACAATGGGCTTCATAGATAACCCTTACTTTACTACGCTATTTCGATTAGCGACCCCTAGTTTTCAGGGTGTAGCGCAACGGTTTCAGCACTTGTTCATTGACGTGGTGTGCCACAAGGTCGGCAACGTGTTGTGGGTCTGTAGTTCCATTGACGTTGATTTGGATAGCCCCAGAGGCCACCTGAACGGTGCCACCACCAATGCCTGCGGTATTACCACTAGCGACCGCTGTAGCACTGTGAGCAAGGGCAGTAGCAGTGCTAGGGCCACCAATGGTGGAAAGCGTATTGACGTGGACCGCCCCACCAAGCCACGGTATCCACCCCGTTAGGGCATCCCACGCTTTAATAATCAAGTTCACCGTATCAACAAACCCGTTGTACATACCGTCCCAAATCGTTGTGCCAAGTTTGGTGATGGTGTTCCACAAACTAGTGAACCAATCGCCAACTGCGTCAAGGCCCTTCATGATTTCAGTACCAGCCCACTTAGCAGCATCAACAATGGCGTGCCAAACGTCCACAACAAACTTCTTTACGGTGTTCCAGTGGGTCACTAGCACGTAAGTGATGGCAATCACACCAGCAATAGCAAGAACCACAAGGGCAATGGGCCACGTAGCCGCAAAAACAGCAACAGCAGTAGCGGTCCAACCGGCAATCATTTCCGCAAAGAAGCCAACGCCTTCTGCCATCAAACCAGCCTCTTCGGCTGCGATAGTGGCGTTGGATGCCGTAGCAATAGCAGTTATTTCACCATAGGCGGCATTCGCTTCCATTGTCATAGTTGCGTATTTTGTGGTGGTTTCGGCAGTAGCGGTAGCCGTTTCACCACTTACAGCCGTTGCCATTTCGGTAGTAGATGCAACCGCATCGCTAGCGGCCTTAGAAAAGACCGAACTAAAGACGTTGCCCAAACCGCTAACCATGTCCTTGATGCCGGTGAACATTGGACCAATCCCACTAAGCACCATAGACAGTTGCATAGCGGAATTAGCCATGGTTTGGAAATCAACCGATTTCTTTGTCCCTATGTTCCCAAGGGTGGAGAACGACGAAAGATTAGCAAAGGGGTTTCCACCCATAAATCCCATCGCAGCCATCCCAGCGCCCATACCAGCGCCCATAAGACCGCCACCCATACGACCCATACCGCCAAGTGCGCCAAAGAAACGACTGCCACGCATAGATTTGGCAATGTTTTCACTAGCAATAGTTTGCTTGACAGCGGATTCGGCAAGAAGGGCTTGCGCCTCTGCTGTTTTGGGGTTGGAAAAATTGTCGCTAACGTACAAACCGTTCTCTTCCCTAGTGAAACTTCCAAACCCAGGCACGTTCTCCACAGCCTTAGCAACGTTTTGGGCGGTGTTGCTTCCCGACCCACCAATACCCATTTCCGTAATTTGTGCAAGGGTCTTTTCTTGAACGTCAAGTTGTTCGTGAGCGACTTCCACCAAAGCGTTGCTGTTCATACGCTGGATGTCCTCGGGAGACAAGTTGCCCAAAAGGTAGTTCTTTAGTGCCCCGGGATTTTGTTGGCGAATAGCGGCATACAATTCACCACGACGTTCTTGACGGAAAGCAGCCTTTTCTGACGGACCCTGCATCTGAGTCATTGTCCGGTAACGTTCAGCCAAACGAACAGGCATTTCACCACGGTTGACCAGTTCGTTGATTTTGCGATAGGCAAGTTCCTCTTGACCCTTACCAATGCCAAGGCGATATTGACCTAAGTATTTCAGTGGGTTGGCACCACTAAGGTTCCCGAAAGCGGACTTCTGCACCACCACAAGGCGTTCCAGTGCCTTCATAGCCAGTTCGGCACCTTGACCAATAGCCTTGAAGGGCATAAGGATTGCGTTAATAGCAAACTTGGCACCAAAGAAAGCCAACAACGCCCCTCCGGCAATTTCAAGAATTCCGTTCCAGTGCGTCGCCCATTTGGTCACGTCATCAACAATGCGAACCAACCAACCCTCGACCTTGGCAAAGCCCAATGCAAATGTGGTGAACCACTTTGCCCCCACCTCAATAAGGGGGGCGATAGCAATAAGAATGTTGGCAAATGCCGTAGCCATAGCCGGAAGGATAGGCATAATGGCCTGCAACACCGCTAACCATGATTTCATAAGTGCGTCCAACGTTCCGTCGGATTCCATTTGCTTAAAAACCTTCATAAGAGCATCAAGACCCGGCATGAGTGCCTTTACAATTTCGTCAGCCAAAGCACTGAAATCGGCAAGGAGAGTTTTTATCGCTTTGTTGTTGAACAGTGAGTTCAGGTCGGTAGCGATAGTGGTAATAAACCCAAAGATTGGCTGAAAAATACTCATAATCGCTGGGATAATGCCGTTCACCATAAGGTTGATAAGCGGTTGAAAGGCCACCAGCAAGTTACCAATGTCTTTACCAATGGCGGTGGCGATTGGTGTGAAGGCCGAGGCGGCCGCTGTGATGACGTTTAGCAACGGCTGAAGGGTAACCGTCAGGATAGATGCCATTTGGTCAAGGATTGGAAGCAGACCCGTGCCAAGTGTTTGCATCAGGAGGTTGAGGTCGTTCTGCATACGCTCAACCGGCGACATAGCGGCCTCAGCAGCACCCTTGGTGTGTTTGTTAATCAACTGCAAAAACTGTTCCTGCGCCGCCATAAGACCGTTCATGGCCTCAGTTCGCCCAATGCGCAACTGTTCTTGCTTAGACAACTGAATACCCATACGGGTCATTGCGCTCATGTGCTTGGCTGGGTCAGCCATAACACGAGCCAACATACGTGCTGAACTAGTAAGACCGCCACTACTGTTTCCCATTACTGCCGCTACGTTGGCGGCAACACTCAACGTCTGCTGGAAAGTTTGTGGCATTTTTTTGTAAAGATTTGCCAAGTCTTGGTTCGGGAGCAAAAGGTTCTGCGCCTGAACAATTTGGTTCTTTTGGATACCCGTTTGTAGTGAAAGGGTAGTTGCTTGTTGGTTAAGAACCTTGGAATACTGTTCGCCGTCTTTTTTCAGCGCACTTACTGAACCGGCAACGGTAGAAAGGTTGCCGACAAATGCCGCACCGGAAAGACCTTGGTTCTTGATGAGGTTAGCCTGAACTGCTTGGATGCTTTCCTGCTGGGAAGCCAAGTCCATGCCCTTGTCGATAATGTCTGCGACACCACCAATAACAAAGGCTTTGGTTAGAACGCCACCAAGGTCGCTAAACAAACCGCCCATTTTGCCCGTAGCGGCTTGGGTGTAGGCCACCATTTGGTCAAGGGCTTTATGTGCCGGTGCTGGGTCAAGGTCAAGCATCGCTCGGATTTCAGACCCGTTGCTCATTGTGTCACTCATGCACCACCCCCTTCCAAAAGGAAAAAACGACTAAACACCTAGTGAAATCGTACTAGGGGTTTAGCCGTTTCTTGCTTGTTTCATTGCCTGCTCATGCTCAAAGGCACGGAGTTTCCATACCGCTTGCCACTCAACAACCTCAATGGCAGTAATGGGCTTATGCGCTGGTGAACCGTCTAGCAACTCGCCAACAGTCCTACCAAGTTTTTCCGCTAGTTCGTAGAGGAATCGTCGGTAGGGGTTGGCGAGGAGTCTTTTCCCGCTTCGTCCACCGCCGAAGTTCCGTCTGCGCTGTCAAGCATTCCACTAAGACGCATAGCCGTGTTAGCAATAAGTTCGATAGGTGCTGACGACTTAGCCATCAAAGCGTCACGGTCAGACTCGAAGAACACACGCTCGCCGGTATTGGGGTCGTAGGTACACATAATCACCATGTCGGGCAACAGTTCCTGAACGTTGAACTGACCACCGTTTGCGACGGCGTTGGCAATCATCTGTGAACGTGCCTTTGCGGTCATGGATTTCACCATAACAGTGACGTTCCACTGGGGAACAAAAAGCGTTTCACTTTCGATGTCATCCGTGGCAAAAATCTGTGCTGAAAGCGTGGACATAGAATCTCCTACTAGGGTTTATACCTAGTAGTGTAGCGTACTAAATCAAGTCACGGGATACTGAACCCGTAACCTGTAGTTCAGCATCAAACGTGATGACACCGCTAACCGGCGACTTCAAATCGTACTTGGTAAGCACGCCTTGACCAAAATACTTGGGCGAGGGGTTTCCACCAACAAACCCACCGGGGTCAGCAGGGCCATACACAAAATTGATAAACGAACCGGGCGTGTTCTGGTAATTAAACATTTGCTGGAAAATGTAGTCAAGACCGCCATTGGATTCGCCAAAAATGGTGCTGGAACCGTCGTACTGACCACTGAACGTAAGGGTGTAGTCCTTCAGACCCACGATGTACGACTTGACACCAGTGGCGTTGAAAGTCGTAGTTTCAGCAGCGTCAACAGCCGTCGGGAACTCAATGGTGTTGATGTAGGGCGAAAGGTTGAACATTGGCAAAGCGTAACCAGTACCCGACGTAAAGGAAACGCTGTTGTCAATGGTGTTCGCCCATGCAAACGTACCCGTAGCAGGGGCAGCCAGCGAAACAACGGGGTACGCCAACGAGGGCATCGGAACCATGTTTTGGTTTCCAGCAGGAAGGATAAACGCACCGTAGTACGAGGTCGAACCAACCACTGCCAAAGCAGTGTCATTCGCAAGCAAAGAACCACCCTGAACGGTCAAAGAACACGAGTTGGCAGTCAGGCTGGTGAACGTGTTGGTGTTCTGCGTGGCGGCGTTCTCAAACCCAAGTGCAAGAAACGCATTCTTACCGTGCTGGAAAATTGGCATTGTGGCTCCTTAGTAGCGACCAGCACGAAAAAACAAACCGTGCGTCTAGGTAAATAGTACCCCAGAATTGGAAAATCACTATCTTGTAGAAAGTTAGTGAAATCTAGTATCGGGCGAAACCGTAGTATCCCTGAAAGTTAGCGTTAGTTCCCTGCACAATAACTTGCATTTGCGTGTATCGCTGAATTGGCCCCGTTATTTCAAATACGCCAGTGGTGTTTGCGGTTTGACCTTCTGAATACAAGTATTCCCGTGAGGTCCACGTTGTTCCGTCTGCTGAATCGGCAAATTGAAGAACGTAAAAAGAAGAAGGTGGGGTGGAAGAAGAAATTGACGGGTAAGTGGGGTTACTGAAACCGATTACCGGCATAGCAGATGATGGGCGTCCGCCACCCGTGAAATAATCATCGGGGTAATTGCCTACGACCTGCACATAAATACCCTCACCGTTGTTCCCAATGCTAAGGCTGTATCCCGTCAATCCATTGAAATACGCCCCAATGGTTGAAGAGATGGCACTTTCCAAATCCCCAATTGTTGAGTATGTGCCAGAGGGAAGATTGAAAGCGGTCGTGGTAGAGCCGTGAACGTACTCGAAATAACTATTGCCATAGACAGCAGTGCCAAAGGTGGGGTTGGTGGTAAATCCGCAGGCAATAGCGCCATTAGCACCTATGTAGTCGCTACCAAACTGACCAGGTACATTAATTTCAATACCCTCACCGTTTACGCCAATGCCGTATGTTCCATATTGCTGAGTCAAATACGCACCAAAAGTTTGAGTTTCGTCGCTACTCAAGGCACTTGACATAGCGCTCGCCACGTCGCCAACCGTGGAATAGGTATTAGCGGCAATAGTGAAAGCGAATAAATTTTCATTGTGGACAAATTGGAAAACGTCATTATCGCCGGTGGTAATGGTTAGCGGAAGCGATGGAAGCGAATTTGCTTGGAACGTAGTTGAGTCGCCAACAACGGTTACGGGAAGCGATGGAAGCGACGTTCCCTGAAACGTGGAGGTGTACGTAGGCACAGGCGCACTGCTTTTTGCCGTCATACCCGTTACCAGCAAGCCACCTTTATCGCTAGGTGTTTTGTTATCGTATCCAGTGGTAGATGCCGTGTAGGAAACATACCCAGAGGTCAAAAGATTGAAATACTGACCAATGCCGTTCCAAACGCCACCGCTTGCCTGAACCTCCATGTCGGCAGTAACTACGCCAGCGACGGGGGATTTCAGGTCGTACTTGGTATTGACACCGCTAGCCAAGTGGCAACGGTAGTCCTTACCCAAGTTAGATGGGATTTCACCTGAGTAGGAGGTTTGTTCGCCACCTGGGAAAACTACAACGGCAGGCAATTGGTATTGGTATGTCGCAGGGCTGGTGTTTTGGTTAGCAAGGACGGCACTAAAGAAAGCGTCCGTACCTTGTACCGTTCCTTCGTACATACCCGAAAGGTCAATCGTGCCGTCACCAAGTCCCGTAATGTACGACTTAGTGTCACCTGTGCGGAACGTCGTGGTTTCAGTAGCATCAATGGCACGGCTAACGTCGGCACTATTGAAGTACTTGGAAAGGTCGGCGGTGTAACCGTTGTAATACGACATATAGTAACTGCTGTATCCAACGCCAGCGATAAAAACACTTTGGGGCGTGGTCACCGTGTTGCTGATGTTATCGGCAATGGTGATGACGGCACCGGCAAGCGAATACGACACTGACGTAATGATTGACTCAAACGCTTCCGAAAGAACGTACATACCTTCGTAAATTGGGGCGTTGGCGGAAACAATGGTGATTGTCTGCGCTGTCGAATCCCACGTCGCAAGAATGTTTGTACCTTGCCAACTTGGATTGGAATAAAGTACCCGTGTATTTTTACCGTGATTGAAAATAGGCATTACTTACCCTCAGTGGTGGTGGTTTCGGCAGGTGCAGGCGTTTCCTCGGGGGTGCTAGGGGTAGCCGGTGCTGTTTCGGGGGTCGCAGGGGGCGTTGTAGCGTTTGCTTGCGCACGGGCTTCTGCAAACTTTGCTTGCAGGGAGGAAACAATGGTGGGGGTGACGGTGGCGTTGCCATTCGACGGTGCCATCACGGGGGTGATGTTTCCTTGAGCCAACAACCAACCAATAGATTCACTTGGGATGTCGCTGACCACTGAACCCTTGCCTACGGTCTTGCCGTTGTACGTAAGGTCGGACTTGTCGGTGACCTGATACCACTGTGTTGATGCCTTAGCCATTTTGCGCCCTTTTAGATACGTGCCTACCGAAAATCGTACCATTGAAAGGGGAAATCCCCCACTAGTACCATCGGGGGTAAACGGTACTAGTGGGGGAAACTGTGGTGTCGCTAAGCAGCCTCTTGGTCAGCCTTGCGACGCTTGGTGCGAACCTTCGTCACCCTATCGGGGTAGAACGCTCGCATGGTCGTGTGTCCGTACACTCCGCCGTGGGCGATAATGCTGATTGCCTTACCGTCCACTACGTGTGCCGAAATAAATCGGAAATCGCCACGTTCACCAGAAACCTTGATGGTGTCGCCTGCAATCAAATCATTCCATTCCTCTACCGCTACCCACTGTGGGGTGTAGGCAGGGGTCATGGGTTCTGCGATATTACGCTTTGCCATTCACTTCTCCTAAATAATCAGTATCTAAACTACAACACGTTCATCTTATCATGCGCACGTCACAAAATCAAATTGAGATTTGCTCACCACAATCGCACAGGCGATACGAACCAGACATAGTGGATACCACTACCCCTTTTTTGTGGGTGCAAGCCTCGAGGGCAAGTTCCAACTGCTGTTCGCCATCGTCGGGATTTTCTGACGGGGATGTGGTGTCGCCATATCCCAGCATTTGCTCAACGGCTAGCAAAGCGTTGATAGACGCTTCGTTTGCCAGACGGGCCGCACGGAGGCTAACAATGATTGGTGAAAGTTCATCGGTCATAGGACAGGAAGATTACTACTGTCGGCGTTCGTGTGGAAAGTAAAGTTCATGGTGAACTTGGGTCGGTTGATGTCGTCGTAGCCCGTGGGGTTTGGAATACCTTGCGGTTCGATACGAATAACATACGGAAAATACGTTTCATCAGGAACAACGTAGCCACACAGGGTGTTGCGGATTAGCACGCACCACGCCTTGACCGTCGGGTAATCCTCCGGTTCACCACGCACGGAAATTTGAATACGTGGGTGTTCCAATGCAGAAATGTATGAACCCATGGTGAAGGTAGGGGGTTGCCCCTCGTACTCGTAAATGGTGACGACGCTGTTCCCTGCCTCGGCTGGGGTGCGACCAAGAAACAGGTTCACGCCCGTCTTTAGATACTGGTCTGGGTAATCGGTAGGGTTCAGTTTTGCTGAAAGAAACGAGGCAATGCTCTCGATTAGTGCGGTCATTTTCTCTTCATGCCTTTCTTTACGCCCTCGACCAACGCCTGCTTAGCGGCATCCCTTAGTCGTTGTTCGTTTTGCGCCATTGGAGTTTCCAAATATTTGGCTTGAGTGGGTGGCTTGTGAAAAACCGACAAATCTTCGTGTACCTCTACAGCGTAGGTTACTGAAGGATTGCCGTACTTGATGTCTGCTTTTATTTTTTCGCCGTCAGCATTTTCGCTGGCTGGTGTGAAAACGCCCGACGCTTTTAAGGCACCTGTTTTCACCGGCACAAGTTCTTGGCTCTGGTCAAATACTTCTTTCATTATTTCGTCCACTGAAACAGAAACAATTTCGTTAACTTGTTTCATAATGCGCTTGGGGTTGGGCAAAGTTTTTTTATCCAACGTCAGTTTGAACTTGAATCCTTGCGCCATTGCACTACCTACTCGAAGTGCAGGGTTGTGTTGTAGCCAATCAACCCACTTTCGTCGTAGTTGTTCTCGACGTACATAATGACGGGGTGCTTTAGCGACGGTTGCGTTTGGTTGGGGACGGTGACACGGCTTTCGGTGCTAATACCCAAGTAGAACCCGTCTAGATACGCACGCCCCGAACTAACACGGTCACGCCCGTCAATGGTTGCTAGAACCTTTATTTGGTATTCCAAACGGCACAAATACTTCTGGGGCGGTCCGTATTCCACCGTGCTGTTGCTTGTTCCGCTAGGTTCCACAAAGTGGCGACCATACCCGTCAAGGGTGGCGGTGTTCGGGTTGGCAACGTAGTTAGGGTTTGGAATAACGTTTTCTACCAAAATAGTTTGTGTCATTAAGGCTTTTAGTTCAGGGTCAATCCCGACGGTTGCTATACCGTTGGGATTATTCTGTCCTTCGTAGCCGTAATAAATCGTCATTAGTCGGCGTTGCCTTCCGACAAAACGGACTCGATTTCACCTTGTACCAAGTCGTCGTCGGTAATAATGTCGCCAGTTTCGGCGGTGTAGTCACCCATGTATTCGGGGGCATAGCCCGTTCCATACGTGGTGGTAGTGCCAAGAATTGAGCCGCTAGGCCATGCATTTGGAACGGCGTAGTAGGGGTCGAACTCGCCAATAACCAGTTCCGCACCCAAAGCATTGGGGTCTGCTGAAACAAGTGGCGGATTGACACGACGACCACGGAGTAACAAGTCCTTAGCAAGACGCTCGTAGCGTTGCGCACGGTCGCCATACGACTGCGACAGGCTAAGTCCACCAACAGACTTAGAGGTGGATTGCGCAAGGCCGGTGAACTGGGCTGCCAAGTTGTAGCAAACATTGGAAGCGGCCCGATACAGGTTTTGATTTACTTCGCCTAGTGAAAAGTAAATCTCCTCGTCTTGAACAAGGGGGTTTGCTTCTACGGTGTCACCAATCATGAACCGTAGTGCGTCCTTGCCGGAACTTTGGGGATTACCCGAGTACGTCCACGTCATTAGACCAGCACACTTTCGTCAATAATCAACGTTCCCGTCATAACACGGGAAGCCCCGTTCGAGGTTTGGGCGGCGGTGATTTGGAAACGCCAACGCCCAGCAGACAAAGCGGAAAGTTCACCGATAGCCCAGTTCACGGTCAAGTTGGGTTGTCCGGCAACGGGTGGTGACATTGTGTTGGGAACAAAGTACGTTTGGTCGGTCTTGGTAACGACAGCAGGGTTCGGTGGTTGTCCAATCGTCATCTTGAACGTCCATCCACTACTGAAATCCAACGGGTTTCCTGACGCATCTACCCATTGAAACGAAGCGGCTGGCAAATTGACAGCAGGGGTGGGGTAATGAATGGTCATTTTTATCCTTTAGCGACTAGATGGGGAGCGTTAGTGTCCGTCTGCATAAAATGATACCCCGTCCTCTTGGAAAGTCTCGGTTGATACACCCGTTGTATATTCCCCGTTTGTGGGGTTTGTAAAGGTTTCACTGGTGTTCTTGGTGTAGAACGGACTGGGATTTTGGCTTCCGAAAATGAACGACGTTATTGCCGACTTGAAGTAGTGGGAAATGCCAACGGACTTTTCCACCAGTGATACAGCGCTGGCACGCAAAGCCGAAACGGATTTTCTGCCCGTGCTTGACGACGGTAGTGCTGATGCCGAACCCGTAGTGTAGGTCCTTGCCTTGGGCGAGTTGGTGCTTTCCAAAAGTGCTGTTTCACTTATTGCACTTACGGTGCGAGACTTTGTGCCGTTGGTGACTTCCACCTCGGAAACCTCTGTAAATCGAACCGCATCGACGTTTCGTGAACCATTAGCCGTTTCCACCAATGCGTTGCTTGACGACCGTACCGCCGAGTAATTATTGGACACTTGGGACAATTGGATTTCACTACTAGCGGAAACCCTGACACGCCCGTGAATTGAAGTGGCGTTGTTTAGTTCTTGCAGGCTCGCTTCGCTGGCGTTGGAGAGAAAACGACCAGAAAAGTAGTATTGACCGCCATTTCGGAACGCTTGGCTGTACTTTGCTCCCCGTGCCATTTGCGCCCCTAAATGCTACCTAGATGGAAAGGATACCACCGAAACGCTCGCTATCATTTTTCAGCGCAATCAAGTTTGCTTGTACATAACTAATGTCGTTTTGTTGGTGCCACTCGGTGGGGTAATACGTGCGCAAGCGTGAAACTTGGAACCGTGCGGTCACTTCGGGGACAAATCGCTGAAAATTCAAGTCAGTCCAATACCAATGGCTTTGCTCAACGTAGTACGAGATGTGCGTCGGGTCCATAAATGCGCCGTTCCCTCGAGCCGATGGTGTCAGGGTAAGCATCATTCCACCATTAGCAAGTACACGGTGGGCTTCGTTCCAAAACTCGATTTTGCGCATTGGGTCAAGGTGTTCCAAGAAGTCCGACGCACGGATTACACCAACACTGTCGTCGGGGCAAGCACCCAATACGTCAAACACGTCGCCAATGTGGTCGGCTGGTTCGTGCAAATCTACCGTTTGGTAACCAATGGCTGGGTTGTGCGCACCGCCTAGGTCAAAGGCAAACAAGTCATTGTCCTTAGACCATTTCACCATTAGGTCCGAGATATGGCGTTCGTATAGTTCTAGTGTTCCAGTTTGGATTGCTGGGTTGACATCTGGTTGCGCTTGTGTTTGACCGGAGTGAACACGTTGTAGGTACAAGTTTTTTTTAATGTGGTGAAAACGTGTAACCGTGTATAAACGACACATCAGGTCTTGGTCATCTAGGACGGTAAAGGTGTGGTTGTATCCGCCAACGGCTTTATACGGTTCACGACGAAATGCTCGTAGGTGATTAGGGGCGTACCAGATTTGTGCGACGTGGTGGGGATGTGGAGACTTTCCATTTACCACCAAGTAATCGCCCATTTCATACGTCCACCCATACGCTGGGTTGAATATTGTGTGGTTAGGTGTTCCGTCCTCGTTGATTTGGGCAAAGTCGGAATACACAAACCCTACGTCGGGGTTTTCACTAAACGCACTAGCCACTTCTTCCAATGCAGTTGGCATAAGAAGGTCGTCGTGGTCAAGTTCTAGCAGTATGTCGCCGGTACAAAGTTCTACAGCGTACTTTTTTAGCGCACCCACGCCTTTTACGTTTGGTTCGGCGTGGTGAACCTTTATACGGTCATCAAGTGGCGATTCCCACTCCGCCCCGTTGTTTAGCAAGACAACCCATTCCCAGTTGGGGTTGGTTTGAAAAAGCAAACTTTCGGAGGCTTCGTTTAGCCACTTTGGATTGTGGCTAGGGGTAAATACTGAAATCGTCATAGACGATAACTATAGCCCTTTACGCTAAGCGTTTTACAAAAGCCAACGAGGTCATAACAGCACTAGAGCCAGGGGTCACGTCGAGGTGAATGGATTGTGCCGTTGAAACTGTCACGGTTCCAGTTGAGCCTGGGATGGGGGAGGCAAATAGTCCCAGACCCGTCGAAGATGTCAGTTCGTTTTGCGCAAAGGCGGCGCAGGCAAAGGTCGCCGTGCCGGTAGTAATCGCCGTACACATAGCCACCACACGGATTGCGGATTGGTCAATGGCGGCGGTGTTGGTTCCCGAGGTCCACGTTGCGATAGATGTGTCGGTTGTCGCACCCGAGGTGGTCGTACCCACACGAACGTTCATGCTCCACGTCGCCGTACCTGCGCCAGTTTTGATAAGTTGCACGTCCCATTCCCAGCACGAGTTGACGCTAATGTCACCAGCCACCGTAAGGGGCCACACGGAACCCGTGAGGATGTTGTCCGAACTTGCCGTGAGCGACTGCAGAGACGATGGAATGGCGGTGGGGGTTGCTAAACGGTAAATGAGTCCCGTTCCGGCGGCGTTGGTTTGTAGCGTCGAGCCTGCTACGCCGACTGCGCTGAGGTTTGTACCACCATTAGCGACGGGCAAAACACCAGTTACACCAGTGGTTAGTGAAACGTTAGTGATTGTGTTGTTTGACCCGTTGATGGTCTTGTTTGTGAGCGTTTGCGTAGCGGCGATTGCTGCTACTGTGTCTGTTACCGCAGGGTGCGTTAAGGTAAACCCATTTTGTACAAGGTTAAGCACGTTTCCCGTGGAGTTCATCTGGATTGTATTGCCAAAAAGCCCCAGCGTCAAAATCCCCGAAATTTGTGGGCTGTTTTGTTGAACCACCAAACCCGTACCCGTACCGCTTACCCACGATGGTACTTGCGTGGCACCAGTTGACGCAAGGAACTCACTGTTGTAAGTAGGGTTAGAACTTGGTATATAACCGAGTACCGTACCACTAACGGCATAAGGTATTGACCCCGTAGAAGGAACTGTAGATGTTCCCGTGCCACCGTTAGCAATTGGAAGTGCGCCGGTAACACCAGTCGTTAGGGAAACGTTGCTTATGGTGTTGTTAGTCCCAGAAATATTTTTGTTAGTAAGTGTTTGGTTAGCGGCTACCCCAGCAAGGGTATCGGGACCATTTGGCAGGGTTAGCGAACCAGAAGCAGTAAGGGCGGCAGCAAGGGTAACCGTACCAGTATTTGCCCCTGAAAAACTTACCGCTCCTGTTAACAAGGGGGCGGAAAGTGTTTTGTTAGTAAGGGTAGCCGTTGACGATAGTGAAACCAAAATGTCACTACCGCCAATAAAAGGCGGAGTATAAAGTGTTCCACCACCAGTTGTCGTTGTAGCCGAAACATTTAAAAGTGTGCTACTACCTGTGCCTTGAAGGTAAAAACCACTTATACTAAAGTTTTTGTTGGTATTAGAAAGCGAAGAGTTGCTTGTGATTAATGAGTATGGATTTATTGCACTTACGCCTAGCGTCCCACTAGAACTAAATGGAATTTGATACACCGCACCGCCGAGTGCGGTTCCTGATTGAACATTAACCAACGAAGCGGCAAGTTTTGCAGGTGTGTCTGCATCGTTATCACGGGTGAAAACTACAGGCGCATTGACGTATCCAAATGTTACGCTAGCCGTTCCAGGGTTAAACACCAAACCTGCGGTAGTTATGGCTCCTGACGATATGGTGGCGATTTTCCAAACGCCGTTGTATCCCGTGACAGTTGCACCAGTTACTGAAATGTATTGACCAACAGAAAGCCCAAGTGTTCCAAAAACGTTTCCTGTTTGGAAAAAAGTTATTGTTCCAGCAGACCATGAAGCATTACTAACGGCGATTGTTGATGACGTACCCGTGAATACCTGTGTGGCGTTCCAAATACCATTTTGTGTGGCGGTACTTTGCCCTGTAAACAAATATCGTGTGCCGAGGGAAGCAATAATGCCATCAGCAGTAAAAGTGCCAGTTGGCCCAAAAAACATATCCGTTGCAAGGGGATAGTCAAGGGTTAGGTTGCCAATTTGTGCTGTTCCAAAACCCGTTGCCGTACCGCCAGCGCCGTTGGTGGAATATGTAGTAAACGTTGTGGAAGTGGCACTATTAATGACATACGTTCCGTTTAGCGACGATGGTGTCATTCCCGTAATGGTAACTAGCGTTCCAGCAACGGGAGTTATGCCGGTAGTGGTGTAGGTATAGACGGCGTTATTCGCCCCGTATGAAGCGGCCGTAATAGTTAGGGTTTGCCCAACCACATACGTTCCCGAAACATTACTTTGGGCAACTGCCGACACGGGTTCGTGAATTGTGTATGAAACCCATTCGGGTCCACCGTTAGCAATGTTTCCGTATGACGTAAGCAACTGACCGGCGCTTCCAGCCCCACCACCGTTGCTTGATGTATCGGTGTAACCACCCGAGCCATTACCAAACACGACTGCGCCAGCAGAAGGAGTGTACGAACCAACACCACCGTTGGCGGCTGGCAGAGTCCCTGTCACGCCGCTCGTCAATGAAACGTTAGTGATTGTGTTGTTTGACCCGTTGATGGTCTTGTTGGTGAGCGTTTGTGTTGCGGCGATTGCGGCGACCGTGTCAGTTGAACCAACGAGTGTCGGGAGGGAGAACGTCGTATTTGTCGATTGTCCCGAGGGCGCAGTAATTGTGGCGTTGCCGCCCGACCCCGTTGAGAATGAAGCAGTCCCGGGGTAAGTCGTGCCACCAGCATTGGTGAACGTTGGCGACACGATAGTCGGATTGTTAATGATTGGCGATGCCGAAAGCACGACGCTACCCGCACCAGTTACGGACTTGCTACTGAACACCTGATAGACCGGGATAGCAGTTGTACCAAGCGTGGCTGAAGCAGTGTTCGCCAAAGCAATCTGCCACGTCGTTCCACCGTAGGTCGTACCCTGATTGACCTGAATGAGCGAGGCGGCCAGTTTTGAGGGCGTGTCTGCGTCGTTGTCTCGGCAGAATACTGCTGAAACTCCAGTTGTGCCAGTAGTCGTACAGAGCCATACGCCGTTCTGCGTCTGCGTCGTCTGACCGGCAAACAGCACACGGTCACCCGTTGATGCGCTTATTGTGTATCCATCAACGACAAAAGCCCCCGTCGCCGTGACGGTGAAGGTATCCACGTTGAGGGGAATGTCATTGGTTGTGTTTGCGCCGGTGGTGACTGTGCCGTTCGGGTTTGCGGCAGAGATACCCGTCGAGACGTAGGTTCCAGCGATGTTGGACGTGGAGACCACTTGGACCGACTGGTGGAGTTGGAAGTTCACCCACTCAGGGCCGCCGTTGGCGATGTTGCCGTAGGACATGAGCAGAGAGCCCGCCGAGCCGGTAGCGCCACCACCGTTGGAGGACGTGTCGGTGTAGCCACCGGATGCGTTTCCGAATGGAATAGCACCAGGGGTAAGCCCAACGTCTTGCGTGACGATGTTGGTGTCAATAACGTACCAACCAGGCGTGGTGGTAGTGAGGTAGCAGAACTGAACCGAACCGCCAGCAGGGATGCTGAAAGTTGTAAGTGCCGTTGAGTTAAAAGCGTAGATGTTACTGCTGTTGGGGTTGACCGTCAACGTCTGTGTCGAGTTGTTGGTGATGGTGTTAATGGTTGAGTTTTGAAGTGCGCTAGTTCCGCCGGGTGGGTAGTAGCCCGAAGGCAAGGTGGTCGGTGGAAGATACATCGTGAGGGCTGATGTACCCGTGACAATAGTTTCTTCGCCAGGGTAGACAGGCGCACCCGAAGTGGTGGAAGCGGAACGAATCTGTGCGTAGTTTGACTGCGACAGAAGGGTGGCGTGAGCCGTGGTTACACCAATACCCTGAATAGCACTAACCTTAGTAAGACCCGTATTGGTTAGTGAAACGTCGCCGGAGAAAGACTGCGCCCCCCACTGAGTGCCATTGTAAATAATGGTTTGACCCGATGTAGATGGGTTGTTGACGAACTGCGAACCCTGAATGTAATTCTGTGGTCCAGCAGCACCCTGCGAACCATTGGTTCCGTTTGTTCCGGCAACCCCCTGTGGCCCTTGGGGAATGGCGAAATTCAAAGTTGCGGCACCAGCAGTACCTGTGTTAGTAACTAATGCTGGGTTGCCATACGTAGTGGTGGAAACGGTGCCTACGGCTACTGATGCCTGTACGCCTTGGTATCCCTGATTTCCCTGCGCACCGTTTGTACCGTTTGTACCGTTATTACCTTGGAACCCTTGGAACCCTTGGAACCCTTGATTGCCTTGGTTTCCTTTTTGTGATTGCACCAGCCACGTATTGGCATTGTTGTCGTAGACAAATGACACTGAACCGTACACACCGGACGCAAGGGTGATAGACCCACCCTGAATAGTGTCGGACCCCGAGGCGCTGATTACTGTCTGGTAAGTAGCCGTAGCAAGGGAAGCAACCGACACGACTGACCCGTTGCTCGGTGCGCTGGGTAGTGAAATAGTAATACCCGTAGTTGTTGGGTTGCAGACTACGTAGTCATTTGGTAAAGCATTGTAACTGGCGTTGGTAGTGACCGTTGGAACAAGAAGCGTCGAGGTGGCTGGCGACCATTGGTTCGTAGTAGTGCTGTAGCGCAACACTTGATTGTTTGTAGGCGTTGTATTGGCTACGGGAAAGCCCTGTATTCCACCAACAACGGGTTTGGGGTATGACCCCGTAAGGTCGCCAGTGGCAACCGTTCCCCACTCGTCTACTTGGAGCAACCACGTGGTGTTATTTGCGTCGTAGACAAACGAACGGGAGTTGAAGAACCCGTAGGCAAGGGTGGAACTACCGCCCGAAATAACGTCTGAACCACTTGGCGTAATGGTGACTGTTTGTGTGGCGGTAGAAAGGTTGCATACCGAAACTACTGAACCATTTGCCGGTGTTGCCGGTAGTGAAATGGTGATACCAGCCGACGTGGGATTGCAAACGACATAATCATTTGGAATTGCCGAATAGTTTGCCGTCTTGGTGGTGGTTGGAATAAGAAGCGTAGATGTTGCCGGTGTCCACGCATTGGTGGACGAGTTGTAGCGAAGCACTTGGTTGCTCGTGGGGGCAACATTGGAAACCGCAACCCCTTGTATTTTGGCAACGGTGGGGTTAGGGTAGTTTCCGCTAAGGTCGCCACCAGCAGTGCCATTTGATGGCCCCTGAATACCTTGGTAGCCTTGATAGCCCTGATTTCCCTGAGTTCCTTGGTTGCCCTGATAACCCTGTACCCCTTGAACCCCTTGTGTACCTTGGTACCCCTGATTTCCCTGTACGCCCTGATAGGTGATTTGTTGGATACTGAAAAGAACACTGTCGCCTGCAGGGACGGTTGGGCTTGTCTGCGCTGGTATGGCGTAGATGCTTACGCTTGTTGCGGAAGGAACCCAACAAAGTTGGTAGTAGTCGTTGGCGTTTGCTGGAATATTGAACGTTGCCGTTCCCGATGCAAAGCCGTTTGAGCCAGCGTGTGATGATGGCACGTTGACAACAATGTTGGTAGTTGGAACATCGGCCCCGTTTAGGCGTATCCAAAGGTCGGCGTTCTGTTCTTGATTACTACTGCTAGTGAAAAATACTTGGTAAGTAAGCGTGTAGTTGCCAGCGTTGGCAATCTTAACTTGCGAACCGTTGCTTGCCGTTGAGCCAGCATTTACCAACGTAATGCCATTTTGGAAAGCAACACTACCAATGGCGACAATGTTTACTGCGGTGGTAGAACCCGTTTGATTGGTCGTGTCGTAAAAGCCACCCCAATACGAATTGACACCACCAGCACCCTGAACGCCTTGATAGCCTTGCGCACCGATACCGCCTGCTTGCGTAAAGTTGATAGGGTCGGTACCAATACGGATTGTTCCGTCAGGGTTGGAACCATCGTCGTATTGCACCCACGTTGTTCCGGCATACAGCGTTCCACTAATGACGAACACATAGTCGCCACTTTCCACCTGACCCGTGACGTGGTTGTTGTAGTCGGTGGCACGGGTAAAGACGTACCTAGTGCTTGCTGAACCCAAACTAGTGACGGTGTAGATACCATTTTCAGTGGCGTTGGTTCGCCCAGTTAAAAGAACACGGCTGCCTACCGAAAGGGTAACGCCGTCAATTGTTCCAAGTAAGCCGTTGGCGTTTGCGGTAATGGTTGCCCCAACACCTGTTCCGTTTTCTGCGTCTGCGCTTCCGTTTGCGTAAGTCGCTGGCAAGTTGGTGGTGGAAACGGCATTTACGGCTGCGTGGACGTTGGCTGAACTAGTTTCGCCTTGTACACCCTGTACACCTTGTGTTCCTTGTACGCCTTGTGTTCCCTGAACACCCTGATTTCCTTGATTGCCCTGTGAACCAGTGTTTCCCTGAACACCTTGTACCCCCTGCGCACCAGTGAAACCTTGGTTTCCTTGTGCGCCGGTGAAACCTTGGTTTCCCTGCAAGCCCTGAAAACCCTGATTACCAGTTGTTCCGGTTACGCCTTGATAACCCTGCGCCCCTTGATTTCCTTGATTACCCTGAAATCCTTGTGTACCTTGTACGCCGGTAGCACCTTGAACGCCTTGAACACCCTGTGACCCGTTGGTTCCAGCAGTACCCTGTGTACCCTGATTGCCTTGCGCACCTTGTGCGCCGGTAGCGCCCGTGGTGCCAGTTGCGCCTTGTGAGCCTGTTGCGCCAGTAGACCCCTGAGCGCCAGTAGACCCCTGATAACCCGTTGAACCTTGGTTCCCTTGGTTCCCTTGGAACCCTTGGAACCCTTGGAACCCTTGGAACCCTTGATTGCCTTGGTTTCCTTGTGAGCCGGTGTTGCCCTGATTACCCTGAAAACCTTGGAACCCCTGTGTTCCTTGGTTTCCTTGATTGCCTTGGGAGCCGGTAGTTCCTTGGTAGCCCTGATTGCCTTGGCTACCCTGCGAGCCGGTGGAGCCTTGCGCACCAGTGGCTCCCTGAACACCTTGATACCCCTGAGTGCCTTGTGAGCCGGTTTGACCTTGGTAGCCCTGTGCGCCATTGCTACCTTGTGAACCAGTAGAACCTTGAACGCCTTGCGGTCCTTGCTGACCGTAAACAGTCAGGTATTCCAATGTAGAACCGTCTGGGCTAACACCTAATACTTGATTAGGGCTTCCGATTGGCAACGCCTCGAGAGTGTTTTCACTAGCCCCAATAAGAAGGTCGCCGTAGTTTTGGATTTGACCAACGGTTTGGGATACTGAGTAGTTGGCTTCGGAAATGTCCGTCGAGGTGATAATTGGAACAACGGCTACACCTACATCGTGAGGAACGCCATTTCCACCATTGTCGTATCCACGAACAACATCATTTAATACAACGGTAGAACTTGCCCAATCGTATGAACCTGCTGGAACGTAAATGTGTTCTTCATTGACCGTGTTGTAGTCAATGGCTAGGTAGAAACCACCCGAAACTCCCAAACCTGTCCACGAGCCAATACCCTCGGTAAAGGTTAGTGAAATAGTAGTGTCAGTCGGACCAATGGGCGTGGTCAATATGGAGGCGTAAGGGTCGCCTACATAACTATTTAGTGTGTACGGTGTACGTGCCATTTCACCCTCGACGGGTCATCCTTAGTTGCTCAGCAACCACGTTGGCGTGACCTTCAAGGTGTCATTAGCCCCAAGGATAGGTCCATTGTTCGACCCCGAACTGTCGGCAAAATTGGACGCAAAGTAGATGTTTCCACCAGTACCGGAGGGGTCGTCGGTGATGAAATATCCGTTCACTTGGGGCCATGTTCCATAGGCGGTGAACGTAACTTGGCTACCTGTGGACTTTTGACCGTTTACGCTATCGCCAATGTAGACAGTAGTGCCATTCCCCCAAGCGAAATTGGAAATTGGTGATGAAAGAGTGACTGACGAACCGTTGATGCCGGTGATGACCCGAATATCGTCAATGCCGGTTCCAAAACCAATGTCTATTGTCATTCCAACAGCCACGCCAGCGGTGCTAGAAAGTCCAATCAACCAATCGCCAATGTTTGCGTTGCCAGATGTAGTGGTGGAAATGTCTGGCACGATGTATGACGTAGCAGTAGTGACTTCATTCCACGTCACGGGCTGACGGGAATAACCAGATGCCAAGTTGCCACCACTGCCCCAGATTTCGTACCCATTGTCGTTTAGCAAGTAAAGGGTTTGGGTGGGGTCAGGAACGGTAGTGCCACTAAATCCGGTGAAAAGACCAACGTAGTACGCAGCCCCGTGAAGGGTAGAACCAGACGTAGGAATCAAAAGTTGGTTGAAAATGGCGGTCAGCCCTTGATTAAAGAATACTTGCGCCATTTATGCTCCCGTAGGTTTCGTTGTTCCTATTCTTTCACAACATTTGGATTTTCTAGCAACGCCCCTATTTTACTATGCAATTTGTGGATTTCGTGGGTAAGTCGGGTGTTGGTAGAAAGTTCCCGTTCGACCTTTTGGAGCATTTCTGAGATTTCCCGTGAAAGGTTTAAGTGCGCTGTTGACTGCTCAGCAGCAATTGCATCAGCACGTTTGGCTGCGATAAGCAGGATTGACCCTTGTAGTCCAGCCAACATAGAAAGAAACAAGTTCAGCAAAATGAAGGGATAGGGGTCGAACCCCTTATTGTTGAGCCAATAGACATTGACACTTGCCCAAATCACCATAAACGATAGAAACGACGCTACAAATCCCCAACTACCCATTTTGTTTCGTACCGCATCGGCTGCTTTTTCACCACGGGTTAGTTCGCCCCCCGTGCGTACATACGGGTGGTCGTTCCACGGATTAGACGGGTCGTTCCAATCCGGTGTGGTTCCGTCGGTCCAAATGTCGTTAGACATTTAGCATTTCCGCCCTTGTGATTATTTTCACATTGGTAAGTAGTTCCAGTACTTCGGGACGGTGCTTGTGGTACGCATACACGGGAATACCCGACGCTACAGCGCAGGTGATTTCTACTTTGGAACCCTCACTGCGTGACCAGCCCGGGAGGACTACGACGGCATCACATTTCAGTAGTTGTTCCAAATGCGACTTCATCAACGAGGCAAGTTGTTCAGGGGTTTCTGATGCTACGTTGGATTCAGCAGGGCAATACACGTCATTGCCTTTATTCCGTAGACGTAGGCGTGCTTCCTCAAATGCTGAAAAGTTATGGTGTGGGATACCCCTCATGGGGCCAGAAATGAATAACCGCATAGTCAAATACAACGATACCTGACGTATTTGTAAATCTACTTCTTAGCAGTAGCCTTAGCCTTCTTGGCAGTGGTGATTGGAACCACAACCTCGTCGGGCGTTTCGTCAACGGGGGTTTCCACCACAGTTTGCGATAGTTCTTCGATTTCCGCCTTTGTCAAAGGAATAAGGAAATCAGTACTTACTAGAACGGTGGTGTTATTCCAACCTGAAGCGTCTACAAGGTCGCCAACGTGGTAATCAACGGAACCGGCAGGAAGGAATTTAGCGACACGGTGAGTGGGTGTAGTCATACTTTTCACTATACCACACTATAAAGCAGAAACCCCCCACCCGTGGGGGCAGGGGGTTCCCACTTGAGACTTTTGGAACTTAGATAATGCTGTTCCAGAAGAAGCCGAGGTCGGCAGCGACAACCTTGTCGTCGAAAGCGATTTCACCTTCAACACGGTCAGCCTTGAGTTCTTCCATACGGAAGCGGCTAACACCGACGGTCGTACCAAGACCACCCGAAACACCAGTCCACATGAACGTGTAACCAGCCGAAGGGGTCATCAGACCGGGGTTAGGAGCCGAGTAGCACAGCAAGGCGTTGGTGTTCGCCGTGAAGTTGTACGAACCAGCAACACCCTCGTCAGACGTGTTCACGACTGCCTTAGCAACCAGCACACGGTCGAGGCCGAACAACTGCGCAAGCAGGTCTTCGGTCACGATGGCACCGGCTTGGGTGTACTTGTAGCGGTCAACCAGCGTAGGGTGGGCCTTCAACTTCTGAAAGACAGGGTACGACAACACCAAGGTGTTGGGTTCGTAACCAGTGTTCTGAAGCACGGTGTACTTGGCGTACTCAACGTCCACGATAGGCAGGGCGTTGGTGTAGTCCGACCACTTGATGGTGCTGTTCGTACCAGGAACGTAGGTAGTACCACCCGAAGAGTAGGCACCGGCTACGGCATCCGTACCCCACACGCCACCTTGGAAGAAGTCAGTCGCCCACTGAATCTCACGGCGGAGAAGCAGACGCTGGGTGACGAACTGAGTCGCTTCCATGTCGGGGTTGAGGGGGTTGTCGGCGTTAGCACGGGTCTGGTCACCAATGTCCTTGTGGAAGGCGAACACGTCGGCTTGGTAGGTGTCCGTGGTAAGACCGTAGCCTGAACCAGCGGAAGCCGTACCGTCAGCACGACGCTGAGCCTCGTCACGGAACCAGTCGTCCTTGGTGTACTTGAAGTACAGGTTGGACTTCTTGTCAACAGGAATCACGGGGAAAACCTTGTCGGCAATAAAGTTGTTGGTGTTCTGCAAGTACGCAACCGAGATGTTGGTCAAGATTGCGTCAATGTGAACATTGTTTACGTTGGGCTGTGGCATTTTATTTCACTAGCCTTTCTGACTAAGCCACACGACCGGCAGCGGCGGTAGCAACAGCGACGGTAATAACGTCGCCAGCACCAGTGCTGGGGGTCAAAGCGGTTCCGAGTACAAAGTAGGAGTTGGGGGCGTAGGTAGTGCTGGAAGCAAACGTCGCCGTAACGGCACGACCCTGCGAGTCAATGGTGATAGCGTCACCGGCGGTAACAACACCACCAGAAATAACCTTGCTAACACCAGAAACCGTGATTTCCGCCTCCGAGAAGCCCTCCACCGCCGAGGTGGCGTTCAACTTGGTGATGGGCTGGTTCTGGAGAATACCAATCGGGCGGTCCGTCGAAGCCGATACCGCCGTGGCAACGGGGCCATTCTGGTAAGGCTGTGACGAAGGAATCACCGTCAAGGTGCAAGACGACTGGGCAGACGTAGCAGGCGTAGAGATGTTGATGCTGTACGTCGTACCGTTGATGGCGATGTTGGTGATAAAGGCACCCGTGGGGATACCCGTACCGGCGACGCTGGCACCAGTGACCAGACCAACCAGCGACGAAACGCCAGTAATTGAGGTCGTACCGGAAACGACGTTGCCGGTGATGGTGGCAGTCTTACCAGCAATCTTCACAAACTTGAACTGCGCCGACGAGGACACAGAGCCGTTAGTGATGGTGCTAGCAAGCGAGTTGTCAGCCGTAAGGGAAATCTTTACGGCGTAGGGGTTCTGTTCAAAAGCCATGGACTATCGAGCCTTCTCGTTGAGGTACTGCGTGTAAAGGTCGGGGTTCGACTGCGCAACAGCCATCAAAGCAGCCTCAAACGAAGGAGCCGTGCCGGAAGCAACAGCAGCCTTAGCGAGGTTCTCCATCTTGGAGAAAGCGTCGTCGGAGGGAACAACAGCGTCCGAACCGATTTCAGTAAAGACGGCGTTAGCGTCCATAAGGGCGTTAGCGCTGTCCAGTGCCTTGACAACTTCGTTGGCGAGGATACCGTCGGACTCGGCAAGGCGACGAAGCGCCGGACCGACAACGGTGGGGTCAATGTTGAGGTGCGACCAGCCAGCAGCCTTGATAACCGCAGCCTCATCAGCACGGGCTTCACGCTCGGCAATGAGGGCGGCTTCCGAAGCAGCGGCCTTACGAAGAGCAGCCTCGGCGGATGCCGAAGCCTCGTCCAACATCTTGCGGATAGCCTGCGGCATAGCCTTCAAAATGTCGGCCTCGTTCGCAGCCTCTGGGTAGATGGTCACATCGGTGTCCATCGCAGAAAACTGTGACATAATTTCTTCTTTCTTGAAATTATTGAGGGTTTCCAAAACGGCGTATGCCGCCTTGGCGGTTTCCAACTCAAACGTTTCCGTGGTTTCCACCACAGGCGCTTCCGCAACCACGTTTTCAACGACGGGCGCTTCGGCAACGATTTCAGTAGGACGGATTTCGTCAAGCAGGGCAGATGCTTCTTCTGGGTTTGCAGACTTCATAACGACCCAACCATCGTGGAGGTGCGCAGGGTGGTCAACACCCGACGTTTCCTTGATGCTCAGGCGTACTAGTTTGCGAGCCATAAATTCACTTTCTGCTTGACCAGTAGGTAACCCAATGGTCTTGACAAAAGAAAGCGTAAATGACGTTTTGGAAATGTCAAGTGTTGAAACCCCTAATGGGGTGAAACGCCCTAAAAGGGGTCGTCGGCAACCGTTGAAAACAACGGGCAAATGTTCTTAAACGAACACCACTTATCGCACAAATTGTTGGCGGTTGGTGGAAAGTATCCGGCGTTGTACCAACCCTCAATCTTGGACCACGCTTCACGGACACGCTTTTCAGCGTAAGCCACGTCGGCATCGGTCACTTCGACGGTAAGGGTCTTTCCAAACTGGACGTAGTGAAGTTGGATTTCGACGGGACGTTCACCTAGTTCCCGTTCGCAAAGATAGGCGTAGATTTTCGCCGGAAGGATTGCTGAAGCCTTGTACTTATCTTGTGGCACCTTGCCGGTCTTGTAGTCCACAATGACTAGTGCGCCATCAGCACGCCGGTCTAAGCGGTCTAGGATGCCACGAAGCAACCAGCCACCCATGTCGGTGTCCAACTTGATTTCGATACCCTCGGTGGTGATTTCCGTGGGGTTTTCCATCTTGAAGTAGTTGCGTATGTATTTAGCAACGTCGGCGGTAAGCGATTGTGCGCCGATTTCGTCTAGTTCCATTTCGGAAGCAATTTCGGGGGTGACTAGCGTGGGCATAAGTTTACGCATAATCGCCATTGTTAGTTCAATGGTGCGTTCGTGGGGCGTTTCCACCGTGCGCAGAAACATCTCCTCGAGGATGGCGTGGAACACGGTGCCACGGTACGTTTCCATTTTCTTTCGTTCTGGCAAACGTTCGATGGTGGAGTACTGGTATTGACGTGGGCAATTTTCGATTTGCCCTACCCGACTTGGTGATACACCATAGGGCTTTTCGCCAAGATACACGGGGGTTGCCGACACGATTACAACCCTAGCAGACCCTATTCATACAGTGGTGTAAGGGTGTTGTATTTCATTACGGGCAATAGTGCGATGCAAATGTTCTCGGCTAGGTACTTTGCTTGCGTCAAGTCTTTAGCGTAAATAGAAAAGTCGCTAATCGGGGCAATTACTCCACCAACGTTGTCACGTCGTATGACACGTAGTTCGCCGTATTCTTTGCCTTGCCAAGCGATAAAGGTGAACGCCCCATACGTCGCCTCCGTTTGCCCGAAGTCATCGACCTCGGACCACTCGACGTTATTGGGCATCGGTTTCCTCGGCGTACTGGACAAGGTGGTGCGCCGTCTGAAGGACCGTAAGGCCGTCAATCTTGTTTTCCAACTTGGTGATTTGTTCGCCAGCATCGACAACGGCTTGGCGCAGTCGGGCGTTGTCGCTAACAAGGTGTTCGATAGTGGCACGCTGGGTCAACGCCGTATCCATAAGTGCGGTGATGTCGTTGGTGTTGTAAGCGTCTTGTACAAGTGCCGTATGGATTTTGTTAACAAGTTCATCGAGGGTAATCGTGGTCACGTTTGCTCCTAACGGCAGTAGATACTACCTACCTATAGTGTAGCACGGTTATACGGTGTCAGTGAACTTCGCCGGTGTACTTTAGCAAGTCCGTAAGCGGTGCGTCCGCCGGTGGGTTGTATTCGACTTCGGTGCGATGGTGGCAAAACGAACATTGGATTAGCAACGGGTTCGCAACTTTGCTAACTCGCCAATCGTGTTCGCACGTCTTAGGGTCGCCCGTGTTCACCACACGTATGTTCCGGTTCTTTGCGCCGAAGGTGATTAGACCCCGTTGCTTTAGGCGCATAAGCATCACGTGAACGGACGACGTTGATTTGTACCCGACCGCCTGCATAATCGCCCGATAGGACGGTGCGCAATGAAGTTCTTTCCAGTGCCATTTGATGAATTCCAGTGCGTCCCAATCGGAGATAGGTAGTTCATTAGGCATAGGTAAATAGTCTAGCGTGGTTTAGTGTGTAATGCCAAACCCCAATAAATACAAGGGGAAAAAGATTTCTAAAAAACTTTGCGAAATAACTTGACAATGTGACTAGACCCCTGTATAGTTGTTTATGTAGTAACCGCAGTTGCCTGATGTAAAGACCCCACAAGTAAGTGGTCGTCGGGGGCTGGGGGTGTAGTATGGCAGTATCCGGTAAGTGTGGACCTTCCTCGATGCAAAGACGCTTCTAAGGCGTTTAGGGTGGCGGAGGTACTAACTTAGAAACGGTGCTTCCGATGTGCGTTCTACGTCGGGGGTCAGTAGGTGCGGTTGTCTTTTGCAAAAGGCAACCGGCAACTATTGGCTGACAGGCGTGTGGGCTAGGTCGGGGTTGGTGCCAGGCTTATCGGGTACTGTTGAGTGGTGTGTGGTTCGTAGTGCGATTGAGAAAAGCCCTAGAAGAAGTACCAAATCGAGTGAAGAAGGTTGGGTGGAGCGAAAGTTCCTTTTTCTCAATGGCACTACGAGCCATCACCACGCAGTATAAAATCAAAATAAAAGTTGCACGGCGCAAGTGGTGTAGCAAGCCTTGACGGTGACACTCGTAGGGGTGTCAAGCAGGTCGGGAAGTTGGAAGCGAAGCGGTTAGCCCTAGGAAACGGGAAGTCCGATAAGTAGTCCAGCGATGGTGAAGTCCCCTAGCAAACGGCTGGGGGACTTTGCTTTTTTGGTGTTGATTTCCAAAATAAACAATGATAGAATTCGCCCGACAGTCTTGGGGGCGAATGGACACAACGCCAAGAACTTTCAGCCCTGCCCCTGCCGAAAGGTGGGGGCTTTGGCTTACTGTTGGGTAATCCCTAGTTCCCGACGTGCTTCATCCAACAACCGTTCGGTGAAAACTGCTGGGTCATCTTCCGTTTTGGAATACGCCATTAGTCGCCCCGAAGCGATGCTGAACGCCCAGTTGTACAGGCGTAGTTCGTTCTTTAGTTCTTCAATGGTGTGGTGAAGTTCGTTGTTGTGCGCCACCATTGTGTCGTGTTGGCGTACTAGCAACTCGAGGGACTTATTGGCGGTTGATAAGTTGTTCTTTGCCGACTCGAGTTGTTCTTTGATTTCGTTCTTACGCACGATGGCCCTTGGTGAAATCTATGAACTTAGTTTGGAAGTTAGACGCTTCGGCTTGTGTAGTGAAATCCGGCGTAGTAATCACGGTGTGATAGTACCCGTCGTCGCCTTGGTACGTCTTTAGGTAATACCCGTTTCCATTCCAAATTTCTACTAACCGCACTGTTCGTCCATTCCTTTATAGGATTGCGCCACCGCCTCCCATTCCTGAATGTTACCAACACGGACGACGTGGACGCAGATGTCATTTCCAGCATCAACAAGTTCTACTTCGGTGGGCGACATTTCGTATCCCTCGTGCGTGTCGCACACGATTTCACTAACGTATCCAAGGGATTGACCGTATGTAATCCATTCAACAAAATTCATCTGCTTGTGCTTATCCAAGTTCGACGGTGTTGAAGAGGGGTGCGTCACTAGTAATCCTGCTTTCTGCAAGTTTGGCGTATTCGGGGTTCAATTCTGTCCCCACAAAGTTTCTACCATACCGAAGCGCAACTACCGCCGTTGTACCAGAACCTGTAAAGGGGTCAAGGACGGTATCGCCTTCTGCTGAACCTGCCAAGACACACGGGGTAATCAAATCTTCGGGGTAAGTGGCAAAGTGCGCCCCCTTGTACGGCTTGGTGGAAACAGTCCATACGTCACGCTTATTCCGTGTTTCGTAGGACTTGGTTAGACCGCTGTGTGGTGTTAGACCCGTACCCTCGTTGTGGTACTTGCCGTTGGTGCGGTCACGGGTTCCCCAATCTTGGGCTGGTTCCTTGATTGCTTCATTATCAAAGTAATAACGTGGTGATTTAGAAAGCAGGAAGATGTATTCGTGCGATTTTGTACAACGGTCACTAACCGATTCGGGCATTGGATTTGGTTTCGCCCAGATAATGTCCTGACGCAAAATCCAGCCATCATCTTGTAGGGCAAATGCCAAACGCCACGGAATACCAATCATGTTCTTGGCTGGCAAATCTACGCCCGATTTCACTAACGTGCCTTCCAAAGTTCCCTGACTTGTGGCTTGCTTGCTTTCGGGGTCAACATTTACCGTGCCGTCGCCATTTCTGCCTTTACCCGACCCAGCGTAGGAATCACCAATGTTTAGCCAGACTGTTCCGTCGTCAGTAAGCACACGGCGTATTTCACGGAATAAAACAACAAGGGCTTCGACAAATTCTTCTGGTGTTTCTTCCAAGCCCATTTGTTCATCTTCACGGATAGCACCGCAACGTGGGCATACGGTCTTGTAGATAGCGTCGCCTACGGTAAGCAGTTCGTTGGCGTGACCTGTCTCGGTGGACTTGCCACGCTTGTTGTCACGCTGGTGGGTACAATCAGGGTCACCACCTTGCCAATCGCCTGTTCCATAGTCTCGTAGACCGTAATAAGGCGGTGAGGTGATGACGGTACGAACGCTTTGGTCGGGCAGTTCCTTTAGCCTGACGTTGGCATTACCTATGAGTATTTTGGCGTTGGACACCCTACTAACTTAGCAGGGTTTAGTACCCCTGTGCTGTTCAAAGAACAAGTGACCTGATTCGTTTCCCTCTGCGTCGGCTGATGGGATAAGCACCATACCGTTGTCGAAGAAAATCATCATCGGTGGTGTTTTCCATACGGAAATATCCCAGCCGTATGAGGAAGCCTCGCCAGTCGTCATCGCACGAACTTCGGTAACCCTCAAGCCAACCATGTGACCGTAGTTGTCCTCGACGTATTCCTCTGGTGTGTACTTCATTACCGTCCAGCCCACGCCTTCTCACACTCGGCTACAAACGTCTTAGCCTCCGCAACGTCGTCGTTGGTGAACATAGCGACGAAACTGATGTTGTTGTCGGTGTGCGCTTCGTCAAGGAAGAAGCCCCAACCGTAGGTGGTGTCCACTTCCTCGTAGCAACCCTTACAGACGTGGCTGTCCTCAACGTAGGTCGTTGAAGCGTTGCAACACTTGGTCATCACCACGACATAGCCACGACCGTCGTTCGCAATGTCGATAATCAGTGAGCGACCCATTTCTACGACAGGTCCATTGACCATGGTTTCCGTTGCCATTTTGACTTCCTTTGCTAATCAGTTGGATAGGTACATAACTACTCTATCCCCGTTTAGTCACGCTGTCAAGTCATTTAGTAGCAACTGTAGTCGCCATCCCATTCGGGGTGGAATCCACCGTTGCGCTTGTAATAGAAAGACGCAACACGGAACTGGTCGGTGACGCTTGCTTCTTGGGCGTAGGTCGCTGAAATGCCTAGTGCCTTTGCCCCGTACTGCCAAATGTACGGAATGAACTGGAAGATACCACCAGCGCCTTGTTCGGCGTTGTAGTCCGTAGGGTGGAACACCGTGGGGGTCGAACGTGACTCGTGCCACATAATGCACGTGAAACCGGCACGGCTAGACGGTGGCAACAAATACATTGGGGCAGAAACGGGTTCAATTCGGGGCTTTGGAATTGCCCGATGGTGAACCGGCAACGTGGGGTGATACACCTTTGTGTGGGGCTTGGGGAAACTATTGCCAAACCACAAAATGGTGATGGTCTTGGGTGCCACATGGACGTGGGGCTTTTGGGCGTGAGGTTTCCCGATGGGGTGCGTGGTGAACACACTTGCCACTAGCGAAACTACAACTGTCAGTGCGAGGAAGCCACCTCGCACGGTGCCTAGCACCAGCCTGCCTTTATAGGCGAATACGAACTACCGCTAAAAACACGGCGTACAGCATTGGGGTTGTTGGACACAACGCCTCCTTTGGTTGCCCATTGGGGTTGTCCTAGTTTACCCGACTGTGACGGATAAGGCAAGTATCAGAAAGTTTGCCCCTGTTTATCAGGTATTATGGTAGTTTTTTGCCCTCAAGAAGCCACCTAAAGTTAGTTGGTTCGCTAGTGTCGATGTCGTGCCATTCGCCGTTAGCGTCCATCCACTTATCACCCTCAACCCACATTGGACCAAGCAAGCCATCGGCAACATAGCCGATAGGTGCGACCCCACTTGTGGTGTTGGTGTTCTTTGACATAAACCCTACTTTAGCAGATTTGTCTATCTTTGTCCAGCCCATTATGTCAGCAATGTTCTTGACTATTGGAATGTCGGGGATAAGTGGTGATTGGAACGCACTGTGCGCCTCGGCAATCATTTCTTGCAGACTGCTGGAACCGTATCGTGACATACCCATTGACTGAAGGGTTTTTTGGATACTGTCGCTTAGTAGGTAACGCCCCACCCCTTGGTTCAGCAAGTAGTCAGCCATGTCAGCACGTTGGATAATGCTTCCGTCTGGCTGTCTCCAACCCGAGGTGCGTGGGTTGCTGGCAATGTAGTTTCTGATTGCGGTTTCTTGGCTTTTCTGCCAGTCCACTGGGGTTGTGCCAAGTTCTTGGGTGGTCTTTTCCAATGCTGGAAATATTTGGTTTATTTTCATACCCTGCGTATCGAAACTAGTGTGACCAAGTTCGTGGGTAATGGTTGCTTCAACGCTTGATTCGGGATTTAGAATGTCGTCGCTGTATGTCCACGATTTACTCATTGACTCTGGTGTGAAATCGCCCTGAACAACCGTGGGCCAACCACCCGACACGTTATTGTTGTAGAAATCCTTTAGTTCTTGTGGGGCTTCTCCCATACCGGGTATTTCACCTGAACGCCAGTATGTTGTGACCGCCACCGACGACCACTTACCCATGTTGATGATGTTTGGTTTACCATCATTAACCCATGCGTGTGTTTGTTGAGATGCGTCAGGTGCTTTAGTGAAATCCAATGTTTTGCCTGGCCCGAACTTATCCAAAGCGGTCATCGCTGCTACGGAAAGTCGCTCGTCGGGCTTCCACCCCCTAGAACCTTTGGCAAAGATAGCGGTAGTGCCGTTCTTGGACTTGTAAAAGATTTGCTTCCCGTCTGGTGAAGTGCCGGTTTGCTTCCATCCCTTTGGAACGCCAACCTTGATACGTGGCACGTTTTTAGCATCGGTTAGTGCCTTGTAAGCGTTCCAACCTTCTTTGGTGCCACTCCAACGAACATTATTTATTGTTTCCGCTTCACCGATTCCACCAGTCCATTGGTTGCCGTGAAAGTTATGCCCCTTTTTGTCGCCCTTGGTGATTTTGGCTTGGTCCTCGTCGAATTGTGCATTGATGGCAAGGTAGCGCAGTCGGTCGCCCTCTACCTCGTCGCCCTTATCGTAAGCGTCCTTGCTTTGCGCCCGTAGTTGTTCGGCGGTTGGCTTTTTGCCCTTACGCAGTGATTTCACTACATACGTGTTCCAAAGTTGATTGGCGACTTGGGAGATGGATTGCTTCTTGGTGATACTTGATTTCGCCGCTTCCAAAAGTGCGTTGGCGTAGTCCTTTGCTTCAGCGTCGGTGCAAGTAGCAATGCCTTGGAAACGACCAACAAGTTCGGGTGTTGCTGGAACAACGTCCCAATGCTTCACAATGGCAAAAGAACTCTTTAGAAAGTTGTCTTTTAGTTCCTGAAGGGTTTGTTCGCCGTTTCCGTCCACAAACTTATCGTCACCGATTTGTAGTGCGTAGTGCTGAACAAAGACGGGTGGGTAGTCCTTGCCTTCCTCCGGCTTGATTGGGTCGCCAATAGCGACAGGCTTGCCGTTGGGGTAGATGTTCTGTAGCGCCTTCATCACCACGCCGCAGCCACCAAACAAAGGGTGGTTGTTTGGGTAGGCGAGAAACCCTTGC